CACCATCAGCACCAGTTGCTCCAGTTACGCCAGTTGCTCCAGTTACACCAGTGGCACCAGTGGCTCCATCAGATCCATTAGTTCCAGTTGCACCATCAGCACCAGTTGCTCCAGTTACGCCAGTTGCTCCAGTTACACCAGTGGCACCAGTGGCTCCATCAGATCCATTAGTTCCAGTTGCACCATCAGCACCAGTTGCTCCAGTGGCTCCATCAGATCCAGTTGCGCCATCAGCACCAGTTGCTCCAGTTACGCCATCAGCACCAGTGGCTCCAGTTACACCAGTCGCACCAGTGGCTCCATCAGATCCAGTGGCTCCAGTTACACCATCAGCACCAGTGGCACCAGTTACACCATCAGTGCCAGTTGCTCCAGTTACACCAGTCGCACCAGTGGCTCCATCAGATCCAGTTGCGCCATCAGCACCAGTTGCTCCAGTTACGCCATCAGTGCCAGTTGCTCCAGTTACACCAGTCGCACCAGTGGCTCCATCAGATCCAGTTGCGCCATCAGTGCCAGTTGCTCCAGTTACACCAGTCGCACCAGTGGCTCCATCAGATCCAGTTGCGCCATCAGCACCAGTTGCTCCAGTTACGCCATCAGCGCCAGTTGCTCCAGTTACACCAGTCGCACCAGTGGCTCCATCAGATCCAGTTGCACCATCAGCACCAGTTGCTCCAGTTACACCAGTGGCACCAGTGGCTCCAGTTACACCAGTGGCACCAGTGGCTCCATCAGATCCATTAGTTCCAGTTGCACCATCAGTGCCAGTTGCTCCAGTTACACCAGTCGCACCAGTTACACCAGTGGCTCCAGTGGCACCAGTAGCTCCAGGTGCACCAGCTACTCCAGTGGCACCAGTTGCTCCAGTTGAAGTACCAGTTGCACCTGTTAAACCAGTAGCTCCAGTGGCACCAGTAGCTCCACCTCCAATTCCACTCGCAGGTACCCATCTAATATTTCCAGTACCTGGCTCTGCATATAAAAATTCATTGTCACCTATATTATCGGTCGAATCATGTAAAATGTTAATACGGGCACGGTAAATCGAAGATTCAACTGAGCCAGTTTTAACATGAAATGTACTATTATTTCTCTTAGACATTATATATAATAAATAAAATATTTTAAGATTTAACTTTTAGGAGTAATTCTTATTAAAGGATTTGACTGTTTTATTTTACATCTTTTATCAATCTGAGCCTGAGTTAATTCTTTTACAGTAGTTGGTGTATCTTTTGTAACTCTGATTGAAGGTCTACAATATGCCATCTTATTGTTCATGTCTTTTCGACCACACGGAACATTTTGGGGCCATTTGCACGCATTTACCCATTTTTCATCATACCATCTACCTAATGGCGTGTTTTGTTTGTTTCCTGTGTATGTTCCTCCTTTTTGTTTATACATTCTTACAAGTCTTCCTGAGTCGTATGCTCCCCATTTTCTACCCTTAATACCTGATTGAATTTGTTCCTTAATTTTTTGATACAATGTTTTATCTTTAACATTAGGTGGAACTCCAAAACTACTGATAGGAGTTGGATATCCTTCTATATCTATAGGAAATCTTCCAGTTTCGTTATATATAGTAAGTCTTCTTCTGTAATCATCTATACTAGCATCTAACGATGGTTTGTTCCATAAAATAAACATAGACAAATAACCTGCACGAGTTGGATCATTAGTATCTAAATCTTTTAAATGTCTAGCAATATAACGATTCCGTCTGTTTATATCTTTGTGTATTGTATAATCTGACATCCCCGATGCTCCAAACTTTTGAGTTTTTTGTGTACCTTTATCTATAAAAACAGCTTCATACTTCTTCTTATCTCCATTCAATTTAACAATAGATATTAGTCGTACCTTCAATGCACCTTCAGTCTGTACCCCAAATAATTGAGCTGATGTAGATGGCCCTGGAACTGTAGATGCAGATAAAGCTGTTAAGTACTGAACACCCTGAGCTACATTATCTTCCATTAAAAGTCTAACTTCATCTTTATAAGTTTGGTAAGATCTTATAACTTTTTCAAATATTAGTTTTCTATATTGTTGTTCCGCTGCACTAACTAATGTTAATTGTCTTAGTAAAAGAGCTAAGTATCCACGACACCACTCTTGCGTGTTATCTTTTGTGATTGCAGGTTGTCCATCTTTAACAAACACACACCAATCATTCTTAGTTAATGTTGTAAATTCAGGAGTTCCTACAGTATCCCAAATTCTATCTATTTTCATCGCAGATGCATGTGCATTACACTCTCTATGTACACTCTGGAAATTATATATAAGGTTTGCATCTCTTTTTAAACATATTAATGCTGAAGCTATCGGAAATATATGATCACATTGTGAATTTACTAAAACTGGATTTTCTACATCTGGATCTTTAGTTTTTATTTTCCTACCACAATAAAAACACATGTGTTGATAGTCTTTTTGTAGTTGTCTTTTTTGTTGGCGATGTCTTTCTACGTTAAGATCTCTGCTCCGTCCTAACTTACATATCTCTGCAGTATCACGTACTAAAGTTACAGCTTCTCCTTTAATGGCTTGATCCTTTTTTAATACATCATTAAAATCATCAAATGGTTTTCTAATACCAAGCGTTGATGGTGGAGGGGAAAGTATTTCTGGGTATGGAGCACCCTCTGATTTTCCTTCCCAGTTTAAAATGTCTAAAAAATTAGTAACTCTAAATGTAAATGTTCCAGGCCTGTTTGTATCAGGCCCGATAATTGTAAAAGGTGTTCGTATAAAATTAGGGTTATTTAATGGTTCTACCGCATCATCTTTTTTATTTGATATAACTGTTTTATTTGCTGATTCTGCTAGTGCTTGTTTATGTAACCCTATTACACCATCCAAAAAATCACTCGCATCTTTAATTCTTTGTCTACTAAGTGCTGCATCAGCTATTCGGGAACTTTTTCTTATACTCCCCGATGTTTGAGATCTAGATAAAGTCGGTGGCATTATTTATAACGTAATATTTTAATAATTTTTAAATTTAATCCACTCCGTGGTAGTCAGTTGATGATACAGATTCTACATCAGCCCTGCCATAAACCTTAATTTCAAACTCATCTTCGCATACATCTGGAACAGCCTGCTTAGAATTCTTAAATGTTTTCTTAAATAAGGCAATTGCGTCACCACCAACTGGTGGAGCATCCTGTTGTAGACGTTCATATTCCTTTAGAGCAAATTGTGATAGTTGATCGGCTGGTAGACGATCCTCTGGAGACATTCCCATTTGTAGAGTCATATATCTATAGAAAGAACCAAACTGCTTCGCTATGGCGCTATGTTCCGCGGCCTTTTCTTCAGCATTGTAAAACTTTTTAATGCTCTGCACAAGGGAAGCAACTAAACCAACAGCACCAACACCATATAGAATTCCATCCTTAATCTCCTGATCTTCTACACTCGCAGCAACTAGAGATACAGCAGAGCTAACAGCTGTTACACCAATACCAATTAGAGTGAGTTGATTGCTAAATCCCTTCCACTTACCAGCTGATGCATTATGAATAAATCTTAGACCAGCAGCCTTTTCTCCCCATTCCTTCATGAGTTGTTCCATATGTGGAGACCATGAAGCAGCATTAATCTTCTTAACTAGAGAGTCGCGCTTTGCATTCATAAGAGCTTCCTGAGCTTCTAAAGACATTTCCTGACCTGACATTTTAACTTTAGTAAATATTTTAATTTAAAATTTATATACGACCAATTCAGTCGAAAATTGTGTATCATTAGGATGTGATGCTGAACATATCATCATAAAACACAAAGTTGTTACTAGTATTTTTTTAAAAGAAATTGAATTAACACGTTTAGGTTCTTGCGTAATTGATACTATTTCTTCGCTGGAATCACTAAGAGAAATCGACTCATTATCAGAATCGGATGTTATAGATGGAGTTTTATTTCTGTTAAGTATCTTAACAATTTCTTTCTTAGATGGGGATTCTAAACCAGTAAGTATATCTTTATCTACATTTTTCTCTAAAACTTCGTTATCTTCTAAACGAATATCGGCTAAAGTTTGTGCATATATAAACTTAAGTTTTAAAGCAAATCTCTCTAAGAAACGACTCTGAAAAGTTGAGTAACTTTTTAAACAATTAACTATTAAATTGATCTTTTCAGATAATACAACGTTTCTATAGTTATTAACCGTAACTAAATTATCTATATTTATACCATACGATGAATATACTTCATCAGTTCTATTTTCATGCTTTAAAGTTATTAGATAGGATTGAAGTTCATTTACTATCTTAATAAGTTCAGAATGAATAGCTATTGTATCTGTAAATGAATATTCTTTCATTTCTAGATCTTTATAAGATGGAAAATTACTATTAAATTTAATAGAAAATCCATCAATTTGATTTATAACATTATAATACGCATACTTATAAAATTTATAATAATCACCATACAGTCTATTTAAAAATGCTTTAAATATATTATTATAATTTTTGTATTCCATCTCTATAAATTTGGTCTGAAAATGAAAAGAGTCTAATGTTAAAACTAAATCATTAGATTGTTGTTTTTTCTGATAGTCTGTATATATTTCTTTAAGATAATCTATCTTAATAGTCAATCTTTTAAAGATATTTTCAACTAAAAACTTTGTTTCTTTAATTGTTTCAAATTCATTTTTAATAATATCTACATTCATTATTAATGAGCAAAGAAGATAATATAGAAAATGAAGTTAAAATTGATGTGGACCAAATAGAAGCTAAACCACCTATTAAGTGGACAGATCAACATGAAAAGATCCTTGCTGAATGGGCGGATAAAGCTATGTGTTATAGATGGATGCATTCAAAATCGGAGAATAAGTATTCTTATTTGTCGAAATTGTTTACAATACCTGTTATAGTACTCTCTACGTTAACGGGTACAGCTAATTTTGCAATAGAGAGAATACCCGAAAATTATCAATCCAGTGTTCAGATTGGTATAGGTAGTTTAAATATTTTAGCGGGTATAATAACAACAGTACAGCAATTTTTAAAAATAAATGAACTAAATGAATCTCATAGAATTGCATCTATATCGTGGGGTAAATTTTACAGAAATATTAAAACAGAGTTACTAAAAAATCCCCAAGAAAGATGTGAAGTTAATTATTTAGTTAAAACATCCAAAGAAGAGTTTGATAGACTTGTAGAAACAAGTCCTCCTTTAGACGCGGTAATAATTAAAAGTTTTGATAAAAAATTTAAGAAAGACACTGCAGATATTTGTAAACCAGAAATATGTGATACATTAAAACCAACATCCAGTACTATATTTAAACCGACAATGGACGAAGTTGAAAAGACAGAAACAGACAAAATCGTTGCAATTATTAAGAAGAAACAGGATATCTTAAATCAGGAGATTAAAATCGAAGATTTTATAAAATCATTTTCTAGAGAGTACACAAGACAACCAACCGTTGTGGAGATATTTGAAAACCTGGAAGAAAGTGTAGAAAAAGAAGTTATTAATAAATTTGTTGCTAAGACATCCTGGTTAAACAGAACTAAATCAAAAATTTAAATAGATTCAGACAGTTTTAATAAATTATAGAAATGTTATCTCGAATTTTTCTAAAAGAATAATCATTCCATCCTCCAATAAATAAAATAGTAGTATTTTTAGGAGCTTTAGATAATCTATCTAAAAAACTAACAGGAGCATGAAATCCACTACCGCATTGGGCATCTATAGTTACTTTAAATTTTTTTAAGTATAATTTCAAGAATTTATTTGCTCTGCCATTGTATCTATAATTTTTAGTATAATTATGGTAATCTATTGTACTATCTGAAATAATATGTAATTTAGACTTTTTCGGTAATAGTTTTATAAGTTCATTGTTTAAGTATCGACAAAAATTTTTAAATCCTTTCCAGGTAAAATGATTAAGATCATTTCTGATTAATCTACAATTTTCCCAAGGAATATCTATTAAATGAATATTTGCACGAGACAACTGGTTGTCTATATATTTATTCAATGGACATTTCCAAATATAACTATTAGTTCTTAACGCTAACATCATAATATAGTATTATCTATATCTTTAATTGTGATTAAAAGTCCAACAATCAACATGATTTTCTATTAATGTAGTCTTATTAAAATTGTTAAGTATCGTATCAATTGTGTCTAGATAATTTAATATATAAGGTTCTCCAGCTAACATTAATTTGGATGGTTTATATTTTGTGGAAATATCTACAATAATTACCTGTTCTTTAGAAATTCTCATAGCATTATCAATAATTTTAAGATGTCCACTGTTAGGCATCTCATGAAATGCAAACATACAAGTTACAATATCAAATTCATTATCTTCTCCAAAGTCCTCGGCATTACCAAATAAGTATTGCCGTCCTGGATTATAAAAGTTTGCAAATCTTAACATTTCATTTGATGTGTCTATTCCTGTCATACCAGGTTTTGTAGAAAACCCAACACCACAGCATAGATCTACAATAGACTTAGAATTTATATTATCATAGACTTCTTTTCTTACATTTCTTCCATCATAAGCCTTCTGATCTATTAGTTTTGTAAATGTTGGAGCTAAAGCTGCGTGAAGTATGCCCATGGGTCCTGTATTACCCATATTGTGAATACAACCATTGTAGTAGTATGGAGTTGACATAGCTAAAACCTGCATCAAATAAGTAAACATTGTGTTATTGTAATTATTGTTTATATTTTTAAATTAAATTGCTTAAAAAATAAAATGTACTAAAAATATGTTATTGTACTTAACAAATCCAATCAGAGTTTCTATTCATCTAGAAGAATTTAACACAAGATACGGACTTTTACACATAGGTGTATCCTTTGAAAATGATTACAAGCTATTAAGATACGATTTTAAGAAAGATGCTGATAAATACGTGACTTATAATAAGATAAAATACATTCCATGGGAATATAATAATTATAATACTGATTACATTCCAGAGATGTATGATATATTAAGAAGTAGTTATACTCAAAATCCTCAAACAAGAGTAATGACGATACCATGGGGAATAACAAATTATACATTCCATGAAATTGAATCATATGAAAAAAAATTACACAAGAAGTATAGACTAGGTATATATGATTGTAGACACTATGTCAGAAGATTTACAAAATGGGCTGTAGGTAATCCAACTCCTGTTTGGAAACTTAAGAGACTCTGGAAAAATAATATTGATAATTGTTAATGAGGGACTATTTCTTTAATCCAGACAATCCTAAGAAGTCATACGATGTGTATATTGATAAAGATCCATCAGATACTATATCAATCAAATACACAACTATACAAGATGTCAAAGATACCATTAAAAAATTAGAAACTTTATATAAAACTGATCAATATCCACACAAACGTATATGGCAAGTCGGAATGATAATGATGGTAAGACTTCGCGCACTTAATAAAAATACACCAAACCAAACATCACAAAAACGATATGATTTAGCTTTTCGTTATTTTAAATTTTTAGGTCAAAGAACAAAACTAAGTCAAGACGAGCGAAAAAAGTTTAAATTTACAGTTTAGAATCTAACTTACAGTTTAGATCTTAATAAGTATACTTTAATAGAAGGATTAAAAAGTCGGAAGTCCCGCAAATATCTTAACATTTTAAATCTTCCTATTAGTACTCGAGTTTTGTAACATTTCCAGGTAGCTATTATCTTATTAACGCATCCTGCGCCACAAGTTTTAAGTTTTCGATGATATAAAATTATTTTTATAACATCATCCGGTAGATCGTCCCATTTCATTTGCTATTTAATAAGAAATTTTAATTTTATGTTTTTATTAGACAATGTTAGAGAGTCTATTATATCTATGCTTTGTTTATGGTTAATACACGGTATATTATTTATAAACAGTATAATAGAATTAAGTGGAACACCATACTTGTAAAACTGATCTTTTTTATTTAATCGAATAATTTTAACACCCGGAGAATTATTTTTAAGACTAACTCCGGGTTTAGTTCCTTCTGGCATTTCTATAACAAGTTCATTTAAATTAGTTGGATTATTATATTCATTGTTATTGAGTTTATCAAACTCATGATCCCGTCTCAACTCAAAGATACATTCATTACATACTGGACATGTATTTTTAAGTTTACACCAAGATGTAATACAGTCATAACAGAAGTGATGTACACAGGAGCATATAGTGGCGTTTTTAATCGTATCGTGACATATTGGACAGTCCATTAATTAGATATGAGATTAAAATATGTCGAACAGATCCGCTTCGTTTAATTAAGTAATTTGAGTTACACGAATAACTCCATCAAAGCTTCTTGTGTTTGAATTAAAATGATTTGCAAATAATGAATATTTCCCTTTAACTAAATAGCCTGTAAAGTTAAAAGTGTGTACCCATTCATAACCAGATTGATACTGATGTGCAGATGGATCAGCGTGAAGACGTGCACTTTGTGGATCTGTTAATATGATCACTGCATGATTATCCTGTCCACTTCCTGTTATATTTCCATCCCAATGACCATATACATGTATACTATATACTCCATTAAATGGAATATTTATAGCACTCCGTGATATAAAGTCTGGATGTATATTATTACCTTTCACTTGAGGCCCTTCATATGCCCCTCCTGTTAGATTCATCATTTGGGACATTGTGCCTCCTTGTACACTAACACTAGCAGACCCTATTTGAGTGTGTGGGTTAGCTTGATGAAATACATTGTTAATAATAAAACCGCCTCCTCCAAGATTTTCAGACATTGGATTAGTAACTGGAAATTGAATATTGCTTATAGATGAATCTACATAATTTTTAGTAGCTGCATCTTGTGCATCAACAGGGTCTAATACATCACTAAGAGTACTATCATTAAAACCTATCGTTGTAACGTTTGGTGATATTTGAAGAGGATGTATACTTTGAGCATAAACATCCAGTGTGGACAACGAATTTAATTCTTTAATATTATAACCATTAGGACCATTATAGGCTGATCCTAATCCACCTAATAAATCATTTTCCATAGGATTTTTAAGATAACCACTTAAATTCGAACTAACATGATTATCTACATAAATTTTAGTAGCAACATCTGTTGGTTGAGCAGGATATTGAACATCTGTTAATGTAGTAGATGATCCTAAAGATATTTTAGTAGCGTTGTTTGGTCCCGGATTTACTTCTAAATTTGTAAATTTTCCTATAATAAACTCATTTACTCCTCCTTCAATAATATCTCGATTATTCATATCTATGTTACCATTTGTTATCTGTAAATTTCCCGTGAAAGGGTTACTTATATTAATAGCTGAACAAGCAACAAGAGCATTATTATTCATGTTTATGTTAGAACCAAAATTAACACCCGATGGTTGTGATGATGATATATATTCAGCCTCTGTATCTAATACCGACCTTAACTTAAGAGGTCCTCCTTGGTTATTTAAGATTTCTTTGGTATCGACAGCATTAGCATACTCTATATTTTGTCCACTCATTCCTAAATTACATCCCATAAATACTTTCGATTGAGTATTATCTGATATTTGATCAACTCTTAGTTGATTGGTCAGTAAATTAGGTGCAATTATTTGGGTATCTGATTTAATTTCTCCAGTTGTACTTAAAGTTCTATTAAGTAAACTATGTTCTGATATAACTGTACCGGTTGCTATATATATTGAAACTGGACACTTTATAAATGATCCATAACCAGATAAGTCTCCGCTGTCATCTTGATTATTGTATATGCGTAATTCTCCTTTAATAGGAGGTCCTACACATCTTAAACATATTTCAGTGGTGCGTCCAGATAACCTTGTTCTTAATTGATCAAATCTTGGTGTATCACCTTCATATATATTACTTAAAACTGTGATTTGTAATCCATTATTAGGAAGAGTTGAAATTGTAAACATAGTGGTCTGTTTAATTGTAGGTTCAATAGCTCTTATAATATATAACGCACTACCCTCTGCAGCACCCTGGTCAATTTCACCTATTACATAATCATTTACGGGTACTAAATTAGATATTGTTCTATATATTGCAGTATCTGAGCCAGATTCCCTAAATTGAGAAGTTTTCCATTCTAATTCTCCGTTAGTGTTTGCATATAAATATTGATCATTTCCATCCTGATTATTTGAATCTTTTAACAATGTAATTTGAGCATCACGAAATCTGGCATTATGGGAATATAAATTGTGGATTTGACTTGCTACTCGAATAGGATACATGTTATAATATTACTATATAATATTATTTATATTATTGATATTAAATCACTTAAAAATACTATTTACTATTAAGTAAGATGAAAGTCATTAAGCGTAATGGAGAATCTGCTGAAGTAAGATTCGATCAAATTACTGATAGACTTAAGTATCTTGGGTCGGAGAGTTCATGGGGTAGACAATTAGATATAGATGCTCCAATGATTGCACAAAAAGTTTGTAGTTCTATATACAATGGAATATCTACATCTGAATTGGATGAATATACAGCAACAGTCTGTGCTAATAAATTAGTAGAAAATTTAGATTATGAAATTTTAGCAGCGCGCATTAGTATAAATAATCATCAAAAGAACACGAGTTTATATTTTTCTGATATTATTGATAAATTGTGGAATTGTAAAAAGCGTCCATTAATTAGTGATGAAATTAAAAATATAGTAGATGCAAATAAAGAAGAAATTGATAAAATTATAGTACCAGAACGAGACTATTTAATTAATTACTTTGGATTTAAGACTTTACATAAAGGATATCTATTAAAAGTTGACGATAAAACTGTAGAACGACCTCAACATTTATTTTTACGAGTATCATTGGGTATTCATGGAAATAATATGAAAAAAGTAAAGGAAACCTATGATTCTTTATCATTAAAGTATTATACACATGCTACTCCAACGCTATTTAACGCTGGTACTCAGTTTCCACAGATGAGTTCATGTTTTTTAATTGGAACAGAAGATTCAGTAGATGGTATTTTTAAGACTATCAGTGATGTTGCAATGATATCAAAGTGGGCAGGAGGAGTAGGCGTCCATATTTCCAATATTCGTGCTAAGGATTCTTACATTTCTAAAACTGGAGGTAAGAGTGATGGAATAATGCCAATGTTAAAAGTATACAATGATACCGCGAGATACATAAATCAATCTGGTAAAAGAAATGGATCATTCGCTATGTATCTAGAGCCATGGCATGCGGATATCTTTACATTTTTAGATGCTAAGAAGAATAACGGAGTGGAAGAAATGAGAGCTAGAGACTTATTTTATGCATTATGGATTCCAGATCTATTTATGAAAAGAGTTACAACTAAAGGTAAATGGTCCTTAATGTGTCCAAGTGAATGTCCGGGTTTAACAGATACTCATTCAGAAGAATTTGAGAAGCTATACATTAAGTATGAAAATGAAGGAAAATTTAGACAACAGGTAGACGCATTAGAACTATTTAATGTTATTATAAATAGTCAAATAGAAACTGGTACACCATATATGTTATACAAAGATTCTGTTAATAGAAAAAGTAATCAGAGCAATGTAGGTATGATTAAAAGTTCTAATTTATGTTGTGAAATAATGGAATTTTCTAATTCTAAAGAAACAGCCGTATGTAATTTAGCATCTCTCTGTTTACCATCTTTTGTAGAAAATGGGTCTTTTAATTATGAACGCTTAGGAGAAAAAGTAGAGGAACTAGTATATAATCTAAATATGATAATTGATAGAAATCATTATCCAACCGAAGAATCTAAATTAAGTAACATGAAACATCGTCCTATTGGAATTGGAGTTCAGGGACTTGCTGATGTTTATATGATGTTAAATTTACCATTTACATCGAAGGACGCACGACAAATTAATAAGAATATATTTGAGACTATTTACTATCATTCGTTAAAAGAGTCAAATAAATTAGCTCAAGTTCACGGAACATATGAATCATTTGGTGGTTCACCAGCATCTCATGGTATTTTACAGTTTGATATGTGGAAAGTAAAACCCGAATACATTAGTGAACAAAATTGGAATGAACTAAAATCAGAAATCTTAAAATCAGGATTAAGAAATAGTCTACTTGTTGCTCCAATGCCAACTGCGTCTACTGCTCAAATCATGGGTAATAATGAATCCTTTGAACCATATACGAGTAATATTTATTCTAGACGAGTATTAGCTGGAGAGTTTGTAGTAATTAATAAATATTTAGTAGAAAAACTAAAAGAAGAACAATTATTTAACAAAGAAACAATAGATACAATTATTTATCATAGGGGTTCAGTTAAATTTACAAAATTATCTGATCATTCTAAAGAAGTATTTAAGACTGCGTGGGAAATTTCTCAAAAGGCTTTAATCGAAATGTCTGCGGAACGAGCTCCATATATTTGTCAGAGTCAAAGTTTAAATTTATTCATTGAAAAAGCAAATCCAAAGATTATTTCTAGTTCACATTTATATGGATGGAAATTAGGACTAAAAACTGGTTCATACTACATTCGAACTAAACCAGTAACAAATTCTCAAAATTTTACAATTGATCCAGCTCTAGAAAAGAAGTTACGAGAAGAAGCTGAATCTAAAGAATGTTTAATGTGTTCTTCGTAAAACTACTTTAAGGAGTGCTATATAATTAAATAATATGCTGAGTTTATTACATAATGTTTTAAGTTTAGTTGTAGGTATTCAATCAAATAGTGTATGCGGTTATAAAATTTCTCATTGTATATTAAAATTAAATAATGAAATGTATTCTAAACCATCTTATACAAACACTTTGTATTCTCGCGGGTTAACGTGTATAGATACAATGGATTATACTATATATGATGACAGGATTAACTTGTTTGATTTGCGAGATTGTTTAGAAAGATTTCACGATGGAGCTCCTTTTCAAAAACCAATTTTTAACTATAATACAAATGAAATTGATAACTTTGAAATTATATCAGATACAGATAATTTAATTGTATATGGTCCTCATGTAGGAATGATAAATGAATTATGCAATTATACAATATATATAGATGTTGAATCATCTTTAGAAGATAAATATTTAAATGGTAAGTCCGTGGGTTGTTTATTTGAACCAGACTTAATTGTTGGTATCAATACAAACTATGTTACTTTTTTACAAAAAGATAACTACATAAATAGAGTATTAGAAGATTATCCTGTAGAATTACATACGTTTAAAAATTATACAGGTATTAAAATTAATACTTTCAATCAACATATGTTACCGTTATTATTTCGAAACCATGATATTAAAGGACTATTTGGAATAATTAAAATTTTAACATCTTTAAAATTAAAAGAAATAATTTTCTAGATATATAATAAATGTCTTGTAAATCATGTAATAAGTTTGGAGCCAACTGTCCATATCATAAACAACAAAAGTTTGGAATGCATTGTTATAAAAAAAGCCAATTTGGTGTATTTCCATATGTACCGACCAGTAGACCATTTGTACCTAGACTAAGACCAGATGAATTTACTCATCAGCGTACTCGTGGCGAGGTTACTCTAAATAATTTTGGGGTAAAAAATATTAAGGGTTACAGTAGTCTTACTAAAGCTGAAATATTAGATTTTATGTCAATGCATAATCTTGCTGTACCAATGGAAGGCGCGAAGTTTACAAAAGATGTTCTATTTAACAATCTCAGAGGTACCTATCCAGGTATAACTCCAGCCGATATTAAACTTAGTTTAGCAAAAAAGGATAAATATGAAAATATTAAAGCTAGACGACTCCAAGAGGCACAAGCTTCAAAGTTAGCAGTTGAGGCGAAAAAACAGGCCGATGCGGCAGCAAAACGAGCTGAAATTGTAAAGCGTACATATTCTATAAGAGACATTCCACAACCATTAGAAGTTGTATCCCGCGGATTAGGTGGCCGATTACCTGCTGGATCTAAAATTAAAAGACTAACTCGTCCAGAGGTTACATCAGCAGATATCGATGATCTTGCTGATATGTTTTCCGCCGCTCGTGCACGTCCCGATGAGATGTCCGATCTTTTAACTAAATTAGCTGTTAATTTTGGTAAAAATAAGTTTGGAGCCTGAGGAGCGCGAAAATTATAGACTCATAAATATTATTAGTCAATAAATGACGTTTATTCGCTAAATTACTGCGTTTAAGCTGAGAAATTGACTTAAAGAGGTAAATCTATTATATTAAGTAATGGATACTGAACCGGTTGAAGAACTTCAACAAACATCTCGCGAAGACCTTAGACGTAAATTAAGAGAAAAAATTAATAGCAAGAAAAGTTCTCGCAAAGGCGGTGTAACCCGGAAATATGCACAAACTTTAAGCGATAAAATTGAAAAATTAGTACAAGTGTTAAAGGATGAAAATATTACAGTTAATACTCCATTTACTGAAGAAATAATGGAAAAGGTAACTGAAATATTAAGTATTAATGAAATGAAAAAGATTATGTCTCAGATTGAACAAAATCCTGAAATTAGTGAAAACTTTAAACAATTTATGAATAATGCTTTAAATTTTAAGCCTCCTTAATATTTTTATGAACTCTATACAGTAAATTATTTTTAATGTTGAATAATGATTTAATATGAGTTTGAATAATATCAGACATTTCTACTTTATCAAACCAGATCTCTAATCTATACATTGGTTTTTCAGGAAGTGTAGAATCGACAATTCTGATACCTTTAATATGGTGAGAATATTCAAATGTTTCACCTACTAAATCTAAAAGAGCTGTCATCCACATACCAGATATATCTTTTAATCCATTAAATTTCCTAATACTCCATTCAGCTCCATTAATGTTTGATGGATCATCCCACGTTGGATTTACTCCCTTTTCAAAAAAAGACCACGCATTTGGTATATATATTGTTCCTTCTGTTTCACCCCGTGCTCTATCTGTAAGTTTTAATGCCTTTTGAGTGTATCCATCAGAGAATAGATCACATGGTTTTGGAGTATAGTTAAAACAACCCCAGAACTCTTCAATTGTTGACATGTCCATAATTTTAATAGTGTTAGCATCGTAGTTCTTTGATTTATCTTTTGCGTGAAAATATAAAGTCCACTTACGATTTAAGGGTGTCATCACAATTATATATTGAATATTTCTTTAATTTAATTTATTGTTGTTAGAATAAGTATTATGGATAATAAACAGAATGGAATGATGACAAAAATATGGGGACCACCTGGCTGGTTTTTTTTACATTCTGTCACTTTTGGGTATCCAGATGAAATTAATCCAGAAAATATAGATAGAGTTAGACATTACGCTAATTTTTTTAATTCATTGGGACATGTTTTACCATGCAAATACTGTAGAAATTCGTATAACGAATATATAGCTGAAATACCTGTCGAGAATTTTTTAAAGTCGAGAAAGGAATTAACTCTGTGGCTGTATCTCATGCATAATAAAGTTAACGATAAGTTAGGTATACCAGAGTGTGATAGACCTACGTTTGAAGAGGTCCAAGAAAAGTATGAACAATACAGAGCCAAATGTAAACAAACTACAGATAAAGAAAGATCTGAACGTTTAATTAAAGGATGTACGATACCGGAAAATGGCAAAAAGAAAAGATGTTTATTATCTGTAGTAAATGACGATGTAGAACATTATACGGAACCTACTCCTAAACAGCGCCAATTAAACGATGACTTATTCATTGGATTCCTCATTGCCTGTATTGCTATTGTACTATTAGCAGCATTTGCACTTTATTTATGTCAAAAAAGTGATAAATTGTGTATATTAAAGAACTTAAAGTAAACTAAAATAATTCATTTAATGAGTGATAATTCAGAATTACTTAGAGAATTACAAGAAATTAATAGTAAGCTCTCCGGTTTGATTGAAATAAATGATGCACTCGTTAAACAAAATATGAAATTAAGTGAAGAACTTTATGGTAAGGTTAAGTTACCATCAAGTCCTACATCAGAGGTTAAGAAAGAACTTTACTATTGTAGACTAGATGACTTATATAATGTTATTCATGGTCCTGGAACATATGATAATAAGCCAACGATTAAGACTCTAATGAATGTTTCTTGGGATCAGCCACTGAAGGCGTGGAAGGTTACATCGTCTTTAGAAGATATTAAAAGTAAATTTCCAGATATTATCTTAAGAGACCTTCCGAACGCTTAAGCGACCACGAATTTTTGGTATCCAAAATTTACAACATGTAGCAGTTGTATCTATTATTTTATTAATATTTGTTTTACCTTTAGATGCATCCACAATTAAATCAATCAAGTTTCCTATCGCTCCACTATCAAGAAGTTTTATAAGTGTAGATTCTATATCGTCATCTGTAAAATCAATAAATAATTGTCTTAAAATCTTAAGTGCCAATGCTTTCTGCTGAGAACCTTTAATTGGTGTTCCTTCTATGACTTCCATTACAGTTCTAATAATTAAGTGAATACTAGTTACATTAATCGGTGTACCTTTAAGCATAGTCTTAACTAGACCTAGATAGGTGTCTACATTGCTCAATTCATTACTCATTTAAACATTAATATTTTTTTATTTTAAAGATTTAAACTCACTAATAATTAAATGAGTACATGCATTGTATGTCTTGGTGAAGAAAATGACTCTACTAATTTGATAGAATATAATCATTGCGGATTATATCATATTCATAAAGAATGTTTGAATAGATGGAAACAAAAAGATGAATGTATTATATGTAGAGAAAAAATACAAATTTTTAAAGAAGAAGATCAACATACCGGACGGAATTGCTGTAAAGTATGTAAGGTCACGTGTCCAGTTTTATCTATAATTGGAATTCTTATAATATTATTAATTTAAACTGGTTTAAAAATCTTGATAATATATAACTATCATGGAACCCTTGCTACAGAAACAGCAGAACAGGTATGTACTATATCCGATTAAGTATGAAGATATTTTCGAATTTTATAAAAAACAAAAGATCGCATTTTGGACAGCTGAAGAAATTGACTTCTCAGCTGATTTAAATGATTGGGAAAAGTTAGAATCTAATGAAAAGTTTTTAATCGAAAACGTATTAGCATTTTTTGCAGGAAGTGATGGTATAGTATTCGAAAATATTAATAATAATTTCGCAGAGGAAATTCATATACCTGAAGTAAGATTCTGTTATGGGTTCCAGGCTATGATGGAGAATATTCATAGTGAGACATATTCTCTCATGATAGATACATTAATTAGTTCCACTGAAAGAAAAACTGAACTATTTAATGCTATAGATAAAATCCCGGCTGTAAAGGGAAAAGCTGAATGGGCTTGTAAATATTTAAACGCTGATAATGCTCCATTTCAGGAAAGACTTCTAGCATTTTCCATAGTAGAAGGTGTGTTTTTTAGTGGAAGTTTTTGTGTTATCTTTTGGTTAAAACATGTAAAAGGTAAAATGACAAAAGCATTGGCTAAAAGTAATGAACTTATTGCTCGTGATGAAGGCATGCATACTGATTTTGCTGTACTTCTTTATACAAAATATGTAACAAATAAATTAAGTGAAGATCGTGTGCATAAAATTATGTCTGAAGCAGTTGAATTAGAAATGGACTTTATATGTAATTCTTTAAAATGTAATTTAATCGGAATTAATGTAGATTATATGAAAGATTATATTAAATATGTTGCGGACCGTTTACTAACACAGCTAGGATATTCTAAAATATATAATACAGAATGCCCGTTTGATTTTATGAAAACAAGTTCTTTAGACGGTAAGAGTAATTTTTTCGAACAGAGAGTCACAGAATACAACCGAGCTGAAGAACTAAATAAAGGATTAGAATCTGTAGAAATTTTAGAAGATTTCTAATTTTACGATATTTTTTGTAATCTATAAAATTAAGACTATTAAAAGTAAAATGTTGACAGATCTAAAAGAAAAGGGTTATTGCATCGTAGAAAATATTTTAAATGATAAAGAAATACTTCATGTAACAGAAAATTTTAAGAAGTGGTATAATGATACACCAAATCTTAAACACTTTCATGAAAAAGCAGATCCTCATGGAATTTTTAAGTATCATGAGGTAGGTCATCAGTACTTTGCTTGGTATTTAAGAACTAGGCCACAAATTATTAATATTTTTCAACAAATTTGGGACACTAAAGACCTTGTTGTTAGTTTTGACGGATGTTGTTATATACCCAGTGGACTAAATAAAAAAGATAATATCTGGACTCATACTGATCAAGCTTCTAATAACTCAGAACTGACTTGTTATCAGTCTTTTGTATCTCTAACTAGTAACGAAAAAACAACTTTAATTGTTTATGAAGGATCTCATTTACTTCACTCTGAGTATTTCAGTAATAAACCAAAATCATCGAATAATTGGAATTTAATTGACCATGAAACTTTAGATAAACTAAAAGATTCTAAAAAGATTCTTAAAGTTAATGCTGGTTCTCTTGTTATTTGGGACTCTCGAACATTTCACCAAAATTGTTACGGAAATCCTAGCGAAGAAAGACTAGTACAATACTTAAGTTATTTACCAAAACAGAGTCCTAAAAATACTAAAACTATGCAGGCAAAAAGACTAAAGTACTTCACAGAAAGAAGAACGACATCTCATTGGGCTTATCCTATTCGTGTAAATTCTTTACAACCACAAACATATGGAGATAAATCAAAACTTATAGACTACTCAACACTCTCAGAACCTAATTTAGAAAATTTAATGGAATCAATCAAAAATTTAATTTAAATTTACGACACTATAATATGCTTAAAATTTCCCTAGACTAAATTATGAACATGGATATCTTTATCAAAAATGGTGTCATCAAACAGCGCGAAGAAGTTGAACAAACAATTTTTAAGAAAAGTTATGACACCGATTACAAGAATAACACGCCTGGACCGTACTATGATCAGTATCATAATCATTGTCATATCTGGAAACCTGCATCTTTAATAAAAAATTTTAAGGGAGAACAGAATCAATCTCAAATTAGATACAAAAAACACGACTCTATTCCAGCTAGAGGACTATATTGTAGTATTTGTCATATGCGTCTAAAGGGCAACGGATTTGATCTTAAAAAAGTGCTAGAAATACCCGTACAGCCATACTTTAAAAAAAGAAAAGCAGAGGATGATTTATCTAACATGCTTAAGAGTATCAAGATAACTAAAAAGCTTAGCAGTATTATGTGGGATAGATTTTATATTCTAATGCAAAAACAATACATAGCTAAGTATCGCAGACTTTATGATTCTCTTATTGATGTAAAAAGTCAAAAAGATAAAATACTTGGAAAATGGGCTAATCTGACTAAAAAATTAACAGAACCGTATGTTTACTACCCTTTAAATAGTCTAAGATCTGTACCAATGAAACTAAGTGATATGACTCCATATCAACGATTTAAATATAATAATCCAAATTACAGATCCGTTACAAATTTTATTATTAGTAGCAACCGCTTTGACTCTAACTATGTAACAATTAGTTAAACGGTGATTCATGTGTATTTTAGAATAATTAAAACATACGTGACAATTAAGATATTCATGGAAATTGAAAATCTTGCGAATCTTTTCGAAAAAGCTTCTATACAACCTCCCGTAAGTCATGCTTTTCTAGCAGAACTTAACTATATCTGCAACAGTGTTATTAGTTATTATCAAGTATATCATCAAATTTACACCGATGTACTAGAGATTCTGTGTCATTGTGGTCATGATTTAGCATATGATGTATCTGATACATTTGATGAAGATTGTAAGTGGTTTGTAAATTACGGTAAAGCTTATGTTTATAACTACATACTTGTTCGTATTCAGCTTCAGAAGCTAGAAGATTACATGGCAATAAATGATTTAATTAATAAAATTAAAGATATTTACAATATGTAATAGCGTGATGATTAAAACTAGACCATCAGAGCATTGCTTTTATAATTGTAAACCAGTTGAATTAAAACTACAAGAAACATTAAAATTACCATCAAAGACGCCACTTATTAAATTAATTCACGTTAAATTACTTAGAATGAAAGAAAATTATAATAATATATGTCTAAAAAGATAGAAATATATAAAAAACAAAAACGGTACAATGATAAGTATCTTGAAATTGCTACATGTTGGTCAAAATTATCACATGCTAAAAGAAAGAAAGTTGGTTGCATAATTGTTAAAGATGGATCAATAATATCAGATGGTTATAATGGTACCCCAAAAGGATTTGAAAATGAATGCGAAGACGTTAATGGTAAAACTAAATGGTACGTTATGCATGCTGAAGCAAATGCTATTTTAAAATTAAGTAAAAGTAACAGTAGTTCTTCTGGATCGACTTTATATACTACATTATCTCCATGTAGAGAATGTGCTAAACTAATTTTACAAGCAGATATACAACAAGTCTATTATAACGAAAAATATAAAGATTCAACTGGACTTGATTTTTTAGAAAATAGTGGTATACGATGTTTTAATTTAGAAAATTAAAATATTACAACAAGTTAAATGACAGAATGTAAGATCTGTATGGAATCATTTCCATCGGACGTTTTTCAATATTTACCGTGTGCGCATTCATTGTGTAAATTCTGTTTTAAAAACTTAAAAAAAATGGAATGTCCATATTGTAAATATTCATTTAGCGACGAAATGACGGAAGAACAGGAAGAATACTTCTTGGAAACATTAGATATAGCTGAAGAACCAATTTCTAGAAGAAAACGGAAAAGAAATAGAAATAGAAGAAGAAAACAATTTATGTTTCAGTTAACAAGAACAGATGAAACTGTTACAGTTAATGAACGATTTGAAATTTTATCATTAGACTAATCACTTATTTATTTGGTTGAAATAGGAGATATATAACTACAACTAAAAGAAGAATTCCCATTGATGCAAGCGCTATATCAACTTTACCTAAATTTTCATTAGTAATTTCTGTGTTAATGGCTAACATTTCTTGTAATACCTCACCCTTAGTACTCATAACCTCCTGTAAATATTGATTAATCTTTTCTTGATTTTTTGCAAATTGTAGTCCATCTGTATTATAAACACCTTGTAATTTAGCCTGAGCAGTTGAAATTTGATTTTGTAAAGGAGCAATAGGATCTACAAGAAATCCTAAACCAACCATATTAAGTAATCCATGTGCAACTCCTCCAAGTGCATCACTTACAGTGTTAAGTGCAGTCGGATCACACATACTACCTTCGGCACCGTGAATATTGTAAATATTTGCAGAACTAGTTCCTGCGCCCATTATTATATTATGTTAACATTTTATTATAAAAAATAATGTTATAAATATGTAATAAACATGGCACTTGCAGCCGCTTTTTTAATCGGTACAGCAGCAATTGGTGGAATTACAAGTGGAGTTAATGATGCAGTTAATGGTAATAAAATTAGACGAGGTATTTGTGCAACTAATAAACAAATTACAACTGTAACTAATGCTTATAATTCTCTGTTATCTTCACAAGAAGAAGATATTCAGAATCTACAAACAGAATTTGAACAGAGTATTGAAGAGCTATCATCTCAAAAAGAAACACTCCAAACACTTAGGACAAATTATGCAAAATCAAGAAATCAAATGATAATAGCATCCATACTATTTATTGTGAGTATTATCGTTTCATTCTTGTTTAAGAGATTTGGATTTTTTGATTTGGTGTATTCAGCTATATTTGGTAAAAAAGCAAAAACATCGTCTAGTTAAAGGAGTATCCATCCAGCAACTCCTCCTCCCGCAAATAGTAGCGTTGCAACACCATAAAAGACACGGTTTCCGACCTCTTCTGTATCAAAGGTAGAAAATCCAAAATATAATGTAGCTATAACACAAATTACAACAACTGCCCATTTTACTATATTCATTATACCACTACCAGCATTTTTTATAACTTTACTAGTTTGATTAACCATAGAATTAAATACACCTAAAGGAGAAGTTATATAATAAGAATAATAAATACCAGATGAATCTGTTTTTACAGTACACGCTGGATAATTATACGGAGGACATACAACATATGTTGGTGACCCTTTATTTACATCACTGGGGCACCAAGATAGAGGTTGAGGAGTTTCAAAATCGTTAGTATTACTACAAGAACAAAATTTTTTGTTATCACCATCACTAAAGTCAAAATCAGTTATCTTAAGGGACTTTGCACCATCTTGCCACTTCCAACATCCATCATTCATTTTAAATAATACAGTGAGTAGTCCAAGTAGTCCAATTATACCTAAAAGTTTTAATAAAGAAATAATTCGAGAGAAGTTCTTTAGATTTCCCCGACCCTCTGTTTTCTCAGATAGAGAAGTCTTGGATTCTTTTAAAGAGTCTTCTATAAATGAGTCTAGGTCTTTAGTTGCTGCATTATATGCATCTGGGTCTTTAGATTCTACCGCTTCTGTAACTTTTCCTTGTAAACGTTTGTACTCATTAAATTTAGCTGATCCAGACGCTCTTTTAATTAGATCATCTATTTTAGAACTCATAGCTTCAAAAAATGGTCTCATGGTCCCATCTAAACTTGTCTGTGCATCGTCTGGGATCTCATTAACTGCATCATCCAGACCGGTTAAAATATCTCCTTCAGTGGCTGAATTATCCGCTAATGTTCTAGAAGTTTCCTGTGCTTGTTTTAATTGATCAACTGTCGGGGGTGTTGTTCCATCAATATTAACATTCTCTAATACTTTACTTGTTGCAGTAGCCTGTGCTGCATCATTCTTTTCTTGAATTTGTTGTTTTTGTTCTGGAGTCTGTGCAGTCGCATTCGCCTGATTGGCTTGAACATCAGCTTCTTCAGCATCTTCGACAGCTTCTTCGGCTGCTTGAGATGCCATTCTAGATTCAGCTGCTTCTTCCGCTTCCATTATTGAATATATAAATATTTTAATTTGATATAATAATAATTAATCTCAAAATAAATCTTTATTTATTAATAATGGCAAAGAATATATTTCAAAATCCAAAAGTTAGAGTTGCGATTGTTGTGATCGTAGTTGCAATTATAGCTGTTGGTATAGGTCTATTAATGAGTACTCTCTTAAAACCACCACCGAAACAATGTTCGGGAAATACACATCTAGACACAAATACAGGTAAGTGTGTACCAAATTGTCAGGATGGTTATGCAAATGATCCAACAACAGGAGATTGTGTTATTCAATGTCCAGCTGGAAAAGTTTCCAGTAAATCATTATCTGGAGTCACAATTCCAGGCGAAGAAAGATGTGTAATTCCGTGTGGTTCTGCTTATTGTGATCCAGAAACAAGCAAGACACTATGTCAAGATAATGTATGTTATACACCAAATTGTAAGACAACTAGTGATGAAGCAAGTTATTGTAACCCACCAAAAATATGCGGAACAGACTCATCAGGTAATAAAAAGACAACTTTACCATCAGGAACAACATTAGATTCTGACGGTTGCTACACTCATAATTCACCAGTTCCTACTCCAGCACCTCAATGTCCCACTGCTACTCCAAATATGGTAACTGGTACAGGTGCTTATAAACACGAGCATGTCTGTTGTAAGACTACAGAATTTGCAATTTATACTAGTCAGGGAGAACCCTTCTGCTGTCCAGATGAAACTGATGTAATTATAGATAGAAAATGTTGTCCACAGGCTCAGCAGTGTACATATGGTGGACAAACAATATGTTTAACAACAGATCAGGTTTGTACACCAGAGGGACCATGTGAGACAAAATATGCAATTGGATCAACAGGTAACTACACAGGATGTTGTCCATTCCCAACATCTAATGGAGAGTGTTATAATATGTGTACTTATGTTGGTTCCGATGAAACTGGTATGGAGGATACATGTACAACAGATGCAGACTGTGGATTCAAGTCAGGATTTTCTTTTGATGGAATACAGACAGCTGGTGGTAAGTGTGATTCTGGCAAATGTAAGTTATATTGTGGACCAGCCGATGCAGATACACAAGGTGATATATCGTGCCTAAATGATCCAAACAGTAAGAAGTCAACATGTATTAATACAACTTCTATGTGTAAATTTACAGAAAATAATTATAATCCAGAGCAAAGTAATGGGGCTTATATATGTAATGATTCTACATCAAACTTTTGGAAGAGCTCGTCGGGTGCCCCTATATTAACTGTAAGTGCTGGAGTTGAGAATCCGGATAGCTGTTCCGCATTATCCTGTTTAGACAGAATGATCACCGGTGGACTTCTTGGAGCTACAGGAGATATTACTCAGGGTACTAAACAAAGAACTCTTCCAGTTACATCCGCAAGTAGTACACCGTCAGTAAAGGATAAAACATGCATTGCTACAATAGAATGCAACAAAATGAAGCTAACACAGGGTGGAAATCAGGTCAGTTGGTCTGATCAGATTGTAAATAATAATAATGTACCTGTTGTACTAAATACAATTGCAAAAAATGTATTTAATGGAAGTTATTCGGGTGCTGGAGGTTGTAACCCAGCGGCAACACCTGGAGATTGTGTATTCTTACCCACTGGTGAATTTTCTAAATTTGGTACATATGATGGTAAATATTTATCTAGTGTTTTATTATCCGGAACTGGATGTGCTCCAGCATCTTGGGGAAATCCATCTCAGACATATCCAGAGGGAATACTTTGTTCTGTAGATACAGTCGTTAATTCAAGTGGTGGAAATAAAATTAGTCCAAACTACTACTGTAAATCATGGGACACATGCTGTGGAGAGGGTGGATTAATAAGTAGTTCGGATTACTCTATGTGTGTATGCTTATCCAACGCTACAAATGTTAATGGAGTGTGCGAATATATCACCGATACAAACGGTGATGGTATAATTAGTACTGTTAATCCAGCCAATGCTGCTGGATGGCCACCAAGTAGTACAATTAGAAATGCTGCTTATTTATCTCTTAGAAATACAATGTCACCATCATGGGTTGACACCAATTTAGGTTATGACAATAAGATGATTCTTAAATATTCTCAGGCTATTGTTGTTATGAGTATTAATGGTAAATATATAGGATTTAATTCTAGTAAAAATCTAGGCACTGTTTCTTCAAGTTCTCCTATTAATTTCTATTATAGTTATTATGATGCTCAACCGATAATTAAAAATGTCTGGCCATACGGACAAATTGTTCTTGTAAAAGGATTTTTCCGATTTGGATCAGGTACAGCATATGATTCAGATATTAACAATAATGATCTAGGAAGACCAGTTCGTGTTTATAATTCAGTAGCTACAAGAGATACAACATGGGGTGGTAGCACACAATTTGATAGCGGTGATATATTAACCTTAGTAAAATCGTCTGGAAAGTGGTATTTAGCTGCTACGAAATGTTTCTACTGGAAGGCTGGAGTAACATATGGTATTCAAGAAGGAGACGCAAAGATAGTATATGCAACATACAATTCTACTACAGAAACTTTTGCATTTACAACAAACAACCCAGCAACAGCTACACCAATTAATCTTAACTATGTATTCTCGGCTGTACCGGGTGCTACGTCAAATAGCGATGATCAATTCTTATCTGGAATAACTACAGCCGATTTACTAACAAAGGCTCATGCTGATGGAACAACAGGTCTAATAACATTCGGACAACTAGCGGCGAATGTCAAGGCATCAGTATAAATAATTGAAAAGATAAGATACATCCTGATTAGTAATTTTGTTGACATATTTTGTAAGATATAATGTTTTGAGCCACATTTGTTTTTTATATATAATATCATCAACCATATTAAATACTTGATTAATATCATTAAAGTTATACTTGCTGGTATCAGTTACATTTAATGCATCTATATTATCTATTGTTACACGAATATTATCATAATTATTGTAATAAGCTTTTATATTTTTACATCTATACCTACATGTTACTAAAAAACCATCATTTATAACATCGACTCTATAAAAAATGGTTTTATTAGTTAATGGATTAATCAATGAGTAATACATTTATATATTATAATTTTAATTTTTAAGCTATTTTTTGTTTCTTATTCTGTGAACAACTAATTGGTCCAGATGCATGTTCTGGAATGGATTGACTATTTGAACTCATTTGACGCATACAATTCTGAAAGTTTGCATTTACATAACTAGTATCAATAGATGGTATTCTTCTGGGAATATCCAATGATTTAGCAGATGTACAATAAAAATTTGTAGTTAAACTTTCATGAGTCTTAATTGATTCTAGTAAATCATTAATCGATACATATGTATAATCCTTGCTTGAATTTTCAACTCCATCTGTGAAAATATTTAATACAATATCATTATATTTTACTGTATTATCTACAATTTTTCTACAAGCATGACCAATTGCATCCAAAAGTGATGTACTAGAAGACGGTGTATATTCTGAATCTTGTAAATCTAATATATTTACAACCGAATCATCATTTAATAGATCAATTTTGTGATTAAATAGTATCGATGTCCATCTTATATCATTCAGAGTTTGTTTTGTTTGGTTTAAAAAATTATTATATTCTGACACAACTGTTCCTTTAAGATGATTCATGGACCCAGACTTGTCAATAACGTTGATAATCCACCGTTTAATCATTTATAATATAATATTTGTTAATCTTTAAATGGATAGCTATTATGAATTAATAGATTCTAAATTTATACCAGAACCTAGCAAACGAGCTCTTGTTAGAATAGAATCTCTAAAAATACCACCAAATTGGAAAAATGTTAAAGTATCTAAAGATCCTAAATCAAAAGTTCAGGCTTTAGGTAGAGATTCTAAAGATAGAGAACAAAGAATTTATCACCCAGATTGGATTAAATATACAACCGAGTTAAAATATAAGACAATGTATAAATTAAGCAGAAAATATAAACATTTCGACGAATATTTAGATAAAGTTATTAGACGAAAAGATCTTTCATTAGAATGTGTTGTAGCAAATATTATAAAATTGTTGATGTTACTTAACATTCGAATTGGCAATGATGTATACTTCGAAGAAAATGGAACATGTGGTATAACAACACTGCGTAAATCTAATCTTAAAATTATAGATTCGGAATACTTTTTAAATTTTACAGGAAAGAAAGGAGTAGAACATTCTAAACATATTAAAAGTGTTCGAGTTAAAAATTTCATTGATAAAATGACCAGAATGAAACATGAACGGCTCTTTTGTTATGAAAAAGAACGTGAAATTATACCAGTTACATCAGCTGAAATTAACCAGTTTATTAAAGAAAATCTAGGAGATGACTTTACAGCAAAAGATCTAAGAACTTACAGCGCAAATAAGATATTTAAAGAACAATTATCTAATTTTGGTAATCCTAAAAATGAAAAAGATGCTCTTAATAAAATTAGAGAATCAATAAAATTTACAGCAATGCAATTAGGTAATACACCAAAGGTATGTAGAGATTCTTATATAGATCCTATACTAATAGATAAATATCATAAACGTGGGCTTATGAATCACGAATGATTCTGCCACTAATTATTTACTTAATTGCAATTGCAACAGGTGTGGGAAGATGCACAGTCTGTTCCAGATTCACATCCGATACAAAAATCTTCATCAAATTCTTCATCGGTGTCGTCTTCTTCTTCTAGATCTAAAAGCCAAAATTTGTTGTTTAGTGGCTTGTTCTCAGGGACTGGCTCAGCTTTAACTAGCCACGGAATCGGAGGAAGAGCCTCGTCGTCCTCATAATCAGCCCACTTGCGTGCGAACATTGTTAACAATTTCGATATATTGTACACGTGGGTTTTGTGTATCCGAAGATACTTTTTTTTGTTATTTTAGTACTCGTCGTAGAATGAATCCAACCATTCATTGACAAGTCCAAATTCCTTCTTGTGAACACGCGAATAAATCTTTACGCGTTCCTTCTTCTTGTAGCCCGTGTTCTTGATCTTCTTGGTGTTCGCGTTAACAGCATTCATATTCACAAACATCTTAGCTAATACACCCTAGTAACGCTTAGATTGCTAGGGGTATTAAAATCTCGTAAACTCACACTTGATTAAGGAGACCTGATGATGCAACATTTTCAATTGCACGCTTTATAGTTACTTGTATATCCAGTGGTAATTCATTAAAATATTCTGGAAATTCAATAGTAATTTCTATCTTACCGTTACCCGCATCACGCGGAGTAATTTTACAGTCTTGAATGAGTTGCGTAGTGAAATTTTCTAACATTGTTCGTTACGTAACTATTAGTCGCCAATAACGACATATGTTAAATAGTAATCGTATACTCTTTTTGAAACTTTAAAACATTTTCTAAGATATTCTACGTTAGTAGCATTAAAGTCATTTTCGCCCCATAGTTCATTAACTAAAAAAATTATACTTTCATCTGGGAGTTGATCTATCCATTCGTGAAAGATGTTAGATTCCATTTATTTAACGCAACATTATATATTCGTCAAAATCTGGAGTTATAAGCCATTTTTTCTCAATTTTCTTAGGGCGTTTAAATTTTGAAAGTACTTCATAGTCTGTTACATCTATAACAAAACTCAATACAACTCCACTTTCTCCCGCATAACAGCGAGCAGTTTCATAGTTTGGAGTAAAATATATACCTTTTCCATATGTAGATCCCCAATTTTTTCCACAATGGTCAAATGCAAATCCATTATTTAATATACCAATCATTGATTGAATACTTGTACCGTGATAAAGAATCATGGTTTCTACTGAACTTAAAGTTCCTCGAAAGGAACTAAAAATTCTTTTTTTTAATTTAATCTTTAGCATAAACCACATCTCCCCACATCTTCTCGTGCCTTATGCACATGATCTTTCCTTTTACAGATTTACTGTTACAACAGATGCATTTTCTACGATTATTAGGAAAGTTAGTGGCAACATCAATCCAGTCATTTATGCAATTAGTCACATGATCATGCAAAATAGACTGGTCTTTCCAATCGAAGAAGTATGAAATAGGATATCTCTTGATCTGTTCAAGAATATGAATATCGAAACATATTTCACCGTTCTTGTCTCGCGGGGCTGAGCGAGAAATAGCAATGTATTCGTTGCCGAGAATGTTCATCATTCTGTTCATTTTAATAAGTTAAAAATTGTTAGGGTATATAAAATGTCGTAAATCTTACGACTAGTAAGATGCCTAAAGAATTAATTATATACCTTAGAAAATATGTCTATCTTCGAAAATTTGGACATAATAAGTCAGATAGTTGAGTTTTTACCGTATGAATCTAAACTTATTATTCATAGAGTATCTAAAGCTTTTCTAGAATTTGAAGAAAAGTGTACAAAGTGTAATAACAAAATATGTTTACCAGTTGTCTTCAAAGGTTCATTGCATTGTTATTATTGTACAACTGTTTTATTATCTAAAGAAGATGTGAAACTTTGGAATAAATTCGATCATCTATCACGAGATAATAAAAATAGATCATATTTAAATTGTACAAAATGCAAAGTAAGATGTAAAAGTTCCGAATGGTATCACTATCATATTCGATTTAAGTGTTTAGAAGAGCATAAACAGTAATTACTAAAATAGAGATTACCGATGCGGAAAAATGCCATACATTAATTTTAAATTCATACTCTTCGATGTCTCTACTATCACGTTTCCAATGATGGACAATAATAACGGGTATTAAAAATAACCCATAAAGTAGATTAGTTTTAGAGAATAGAACAAGAATTGTTATTGCTATAACTAAAATATCGAGTCTTTGAACTATCTTATTACATCTATGATTCCCAGATATATTTGCATCAGCCTCTGATGAAGTCATTAGTATTAAAAAAAATAAATATCCAAGGGGTTCATAAAAGAAAAACATAATTAAACTTGTTAATCCAAACACAAGTATATTTACAAACGCAATGTTGCTATTAAAAGTCTCTGGATAATGTTGTCTACTGTTTATAAAGTATCCCTTAAAGTATTTTTCAATAGTATCCATTATTTCATATAAACTTGCATATTATTTAAATCTTGTAGTATTAAACCAGTAATAGGTAATAAATTAGTAGAATCTGTATTAAAAAAAGTAACAAGGTTTTTTAAAAGTACATCAGTCTTACTATCATAATACGTGAATATAACAAAGTTGTTGCATCTTATATTAGGTTTAAAATTTAATTGTTTACCTAATTGTCCTTGTTTCTTACCGTAAATATGATAAAATACGTTACAAAATAAAGATATCAAAAAAAGAACTTTTATTTTATTATCTACTCGTGCATCTATTTCTGTTGCTAACGTATACATTTTAGACTGAGCAGGATCATCTAAATCAAGTGAACTTATAAATTTATTATAAATTTGTATTATTTTACTTTTATCACTCATTACTTAATAATGAGATTAAAATTTCCACACATTATTGCAATTTAGGCATGTTACGAATGTTGTCATCGGTTCGTCAGCTGATCTAGTTTGTGCTTGTGTATAAGTTGTCTTGTAAGTTTTACATTTACCACATTTAAAGAATCCGTCATGTTCTTGTTCTGGTTTTGTATTAATATGACGAGACATGGTTTTAAGTTTTTGTTCTGCCCAGAAATCAGGATTTAATTCAGCGTGAGTATAACTAGCTAATTCCTCTGGTTTAATCATGCCGTCATTAACTCTCTGTATAACTTGTGGGGCATTTGGTGTATATGTCAGATTTGCTATTACTTTTCTAGCTGTTGTAGAATATTCTTTAACAAAAAAACTATTTCTCCATGATAAAGCTTCTTCTTGATCTTTGCAGGTTTTAATAGTAAGGTTAAATATTCCTTTTTCTATATTAATTCGTGTGATAGAGTTATCAAAGACCTTCTCGAGACACTTTGAAACATTTTGCCTTCTGTAAGACATTTTATTATATAGTATACATTTAAACTTAAGTCATTTTAATGTCGTAATTAAGCGTTAAAATAAATCATTTTAACATATTGTTATAATAGTAGTTTACTAATGTTATTAAACAATTTTGGAAGCACTTGTTATATAAATACTGTATTGCAATTATTTTTAAATAATGAGACTTTTATGAAACATATAAAAAGTAAAGAATATAAAGACGAATACCTTCTTAATTTAATTAAGGGTATAGTTGACTCGTCAAGTTTAAAAAAGTTTTTGATTTGTTTACAAGAAAAAATTGGACCTGGAATAAATATCAACCAACAAAATGACGCAAGTGAAATTTATACTAAACTTTTAGAATTATTTGAAAAAGAAGATGAGTCTTCCGTTGAATATTTTACAGGAACTCACAAGAAACAGTATAAATGTTGTATATGTAAAAATAAAAGAGAGAAAAAAGAAAAATTTACAGATCTAAAATTATATATAACACCAGAAACGAATAGTTTACAATCATCACTAATGAAAATATTTGAAAAAGAAATTTTAGACGAAGTTGAATGTGAAGTGTGTAAATGTAATACTAAAACTGAAGTTAAAAATAAAATAATTAAATGGCCTAAAAATTTAACTTTCTGTATTAATCGTTATAGTTTAGAACATAAATTAAATTCAGAGTTTGATTATACTAGACATATAGAATTATCTATATCAGGTACAATTAATAAGTACACTCTATCGGGTATAATAAATCATGTGGGTACAAAAGACATAGGACATTATACTTACGTTAAAATTAGCAATGAGTCATGCGTTGAAATAAATGACGATAAAGTCAGACAAATTGTAAATTTTAAATCTCCATCAAACTACATTTTATTGTATAAATTAACGTAAAGAAAAAGTGAATTTAATATTAATGGTAGATTCTTTAAGCAATCTATTAAATTCTACTACTTTACATTGTCCAGTAGAAGCACTTGAATCGTTAAGGAATAATTATAATGAATTATTTTACTATAAAAATAATAATATAAGTATTCCATGTGATTTTTATGAGATTATCAATAATCAAACTATTACATATATAAATATGATCAATTTAAATAAATCATACACTAATAATAGCACTATCAATTATAAAATTAATATACTCCGATTTTTATTCAAAGGATTCAGCACAGAATCAAATATTGATAAAAGAGTTGATTATATTTATGCTATTTTTTCACATTTACTAACAATCATTGATACCTAATAGTCTTCATAAGACTCTCCAGCATCTTCTTCATCATCATCAACGATGTCGATATTTCGTAGTAGATTGCCCTGATATACTCGAGCCTTTAGCATCTTAAATCCGATTCCAAACTGAGACTTTCCAATAAAGTATACACCAGTACACTGAATAACACCGATAATCTCAGATCCCTTAGGCATAGCCGATAGATCAAGTTCTCCATCAACCCAAATATTGATAGGATTCTTCTTATCATCTTCTACATTAAACTGGGGTCCCTTATCGTTGTATGGAAGCTTAATCTTTACAGTTGGATCATACTTATCCTTCTCTTTTGGATACTTTACAACAGACCGCATTAGTTCAGCTACTACCTCCTTAGACTTCTTCTTTCCAAACCACTTCTCAGATAGCTCTACACCAGCATTGAGAACAGTTTCTTCTAGATCCTTAATAAACTGGAAAAATTGTCCTACGCTTCCATCATCATTAACAGAAACATTTAGTGTATAGCGAACAGGACCACCACCGTCAGGTACCTGGCGATCAGCACCAAAAGGAGTACGAAGACGAGGGGTTTGAATAATAAGAGGTCCACTCCGTCCATTGCTATTGTAATTAATTAGTACATTGTGACCACCCATTTGGTTCTTCTTTGGCTCGGTGAAAGAAACATTCGCGGTTGAGAATTCGTTCGATAGGAGTACAGCAGACATTGTTATTTGATAGTTATGTATAGCTTGTATCCTTAAACCGGTTTATCATTGCAAAAATAGTCCTAAACAATTAATAGTATCAACCTACTTAAAGTTATGAGTCATATTATATTATAATAAAAATGTCTACTGCCCAGGAAACCGTCGTTGATACTCCACTAACTCTCGCTGATCGTTTTTCGAGTCTACTTTCTCTAGTAGATGAACAGACTAAGACTCATACTTCTTTCATGAAGACAGTAAATGCTGAACTCAAGGCCCTTCAGAAGGAACTATCTAAGGCTCAGCCAAAGTCTCGCAAGAAGAAGAAGGAGCCAGCTGATGGCGAAGATGTAGTAAAGCGTAAGAATGTATTTGATGTACCTGTACCAGTTGGCGATGAACTTTGCGAGTTTCTTGGTGTAGAGAAGGGACAAATGTACTCTCGTCAGTTTATTACAAACAGTATGTTCGATTATGTTAAGAACAATAATCTTCAGAATCCTGAGAACCGACGCTATATTCTCCTCGATACTACAGATGCTGGTCGTAAGCTTGGTGCTCTTCTAAACCCTGATCAGCCCCTTACATTTTTTAACATGCAACGCTACCTAAAGCCTCATTATCCCAAGGTCGATAAGTCTCAGGCAACTGATCGCACTGACACGACAACTGAGTCGTCGGAGTCGGTTGAGGAGAAGCCAAAGAAGAAGAGTCGTGCTAAGAAGGAGGAGCCAGTAGCAGAGAGTTCCGATGTTGTACCTGATGCTGATAATGTAGATGATACTCCAGTTGAGGAGCCCAAAAAAAAGGTTCGCCGTGCAACACGACCCAAGGCTTAAGAGATATTTATAAACAGTATGCCCAATGGTTTAAAACAGATTATCAAAATTGTGAAATAGCAATATATATCTATTTTAATCAATCACTTCTTAAAAAAGAACAATGTGTGATGCTTGCAAATATGTTTTATAACATTAAATATTTGAAGTCCATGTATGGTAAGGAACAAATGGATAGGTGTGCTAATCATTGTCCTAAAATTATATTGGGTACAATTCCTGAAAATATTATCTCATCTATTATTTAAAGTATAACACATGCCCTCATAGCTCAGTCGGCAGAGCGCAAGACTTTTAATCTTGTGGCCGTGGGTTCGATCCCCACTGAGGGTATGTGATATACTTTAGTTAGCCCTCTTGGCGCAATTGGATAGCGCGTGAGACTTCTAATCTCAAGGTTGTGGGTTCGATCCCCACAGGGGGCTAAGTAAAGTATGTACTAATTTAAGTGAAAGCAAATGTGTATAAAGAAATAGTCTATAAAATTAGTATGATGGATTCTCTCCCAGAATTAACTTCAGAATTAGAAATTTCTTACCCTATACTTAAAGAATCTAATAGATTCCTAAATGTATATGGACCTTCTGGTTGTGGTAAAACAACTATTGTTAAAACTTATATGAAAAATAGAAATTATCACTATATTGACGATTATAACCAAACGATCGAAAATTTTATAGAATATGTTAAAAAGATAACAAAAGTAGATGTTTTATCTTATTTTATGAACAATTTGGAAAATACAACTATTATTATAGATAATTATGATTACTTTAGTTTTAAATATAAAGACATTGAGAAGTATCTTAAAAATTTTAATGTTATAATTATATCACTATCGAGTTACTTTCCAAATGCTTTGTATATTCCACCTCCATCTGAAGAGTACTTATTATCTCTTCTTAATAGTATCAATTACTTAAAAAATACAAATTACAAAAACATTAACATGGAAAATTCTTTCTTAAAATTTTTTTCCAGTTTGATGCACGGAGAAAATATACAATTTGATAACTTTTATTCAGAACTTGAATGTTTAGAACGTATATTTGAAACTAAAGACATAAATTTACACATATATGATATAAATAATCTTCATCAAAACTATATATATCATGTTAACGATATACACCGTGTTTCATATTTATCGGATGCAGTATCAGAGTCTATAATCTTTAACGGAACAGACTATTATCAGTGCATATCTAATATGATTGTTTATAGTTTAGATTCTAAAATTACAAACATTAGAAATTCAAAATTAAATTATCATAAACGATCTAGTATACAAAAAGAATGTATTAAATTAAATGTAACCCCAGAAGAATTAAGTATTGTTAAAAAAATTAAAAAATAAACTATACTACTATTAATGGATTCTATATTTGCTAAGGAATTACTTAAAATACAACTAGAAAGATTATTTTTAGACTACGATGATAAAAAAGCTAAAGAAATCTTGATTGGATGTGTAGATAAAGACTTATTCAAGAAAGAGCCTGAAAAACCTAAACCTAAACCGGTATCACCTACTACTCAGTCAAATATGTGTAATATATGCGAATCTACAGATTTTTATATATCTAATGCCACAGAAATATGTAGACAATGTGGAACCATTCATAAAACTTTGTTTAATCCAACTTCATACAAAGCTAAGAAAGATGATCAATTTATTACAAGAGGTGATAATAAACTAAAAACTGTAATAGATGGCAAGAGTGTAACTCTAGATCTAGATAAATTAAATTTATATGCGATGCAAAATTTAACACCACATCAAAAAATGTATAAACAGGGTACTAATTCTATTCAGACAAAACTAGATGAATATAGAATAACTTATACAAAAGATGAAATAGACTCTATATTTGCTATGTATTGGAACATAACTCTTTACTATGATAATCATAAAAATGTTAAACCATCTATAAAATCTAATGAAAATAAACGTGCTTACCAATTTCTATGTGTTTACTATGGACTACAACGTACCATAAATATATACAGAATATTGGAAGCATTTGATACAACACTATCAGTAGCTGAATATTTCAATAAAATACTACAATTAATATTTAAAGGTACAGGTTATTCCAACATACTTAAACCATCTCTTGAAGAAGAAGAAGTATTATCTGTTCCAGATGAAAAACTATCAGAAAAAGCTCAAAATTTAGCAGAAAAGTTAAAAGAAGCTAAATTATTCAAAGATATATCAAAAGAAACATTTGGTGCTACAGTTATATATGTTGCTCGTGATATACTTAAAATTCCATATACTTTTGTAAGGGTACAAGAAGAATTAGGTATAACAAATGTTAGTAAATTAAGTGAATTATATAAAAAAATAGTTAATTTTATCAGGCAAAATCCTAAAATTTTAAAATGATGATTTTTCTTTATTTTTAAGAGCCTTTTGATAAGCAATATCTAGTTCCTGTTGTGATGGCTTTTCAAATTTTGAATAGATATATTTATTTGCCATAATATCGCCAAACTCTTTTTCTGCAGTATCGTGATCCTTTTGTCCTGACTTTACCTGTTTAAGTTTCTTAAACATCGTATCTAACATACTTAAATCTGGATTTTCTTTTTGTAAAGATAAAAATATTAAAGGATACTCTTTCATAAAAGCTGACCACTTAACTTCTAACTGTATGCTATTAAGAGTCTTCTTATCCTCTAATATTTGTAGCATTTGTTCGCGAACATTATCAAGGTCCATTTAATATTAACGTAAATATAAACTTTAAGCAAATTTATCTCTTAAATCTCTTATATAGCTGACAACCAATAGCAATTAGTAAAGCTAGAAATAAAAGTGAAATTACTATGTAACATACAACTGATGAACCCTGAGATTCGTCTTTTAAATTTTCAACTACAGTGGGTTGTGCTGGAGAAATCGCGCTATCACACTTTTCATCTTCTGTAGAATTACCACATGGGTGAATATCAGGCAATATTCCTATAGCAGTCGGAACATCAAACCCGTGAACCATTGGTTTAATATTTCCACCTAATGGAGTTCCATCAAACGTGTTATTATGAGCTGACTGCATTAAAACAGGACCAGGATTGGCGGCATGAAATCCTGCATATCTAATTTCCTTAACTAAATTTTCTAAAGTAGGACCTGATTCTATTTGTATTAAATTATCTGGGCACGGACATCTTCCAAAATGAGGACTCATTATTATTAATCTATAAATATATTTTTTTTAATTAAATATAACACTTATTAAAAATTTTCCCTGCAATTTTATCGTAAATATCTCTAGACTTCTGAATTCCAAATAGTGCAGTATGAATATCATCAAATAATGTATATTGATAATCTGTTAGTCGTGTCCTTGATTTTACCGACTTGTTATCAACATTTTCTATAAAATTCAAAAGTTCTACATCGCTCAAATTGTTAATTCCACAAAATTCTGGTTCTTTTTCAATTCCATGCTTAAATTTATTAACACTGTTTAATTTAGAAAAGTACAATTCTTCTTCAATAAACCAATCGGGTAGTTCTGCCAGTTCGAATTTGTCATCATCATCATCTGAATAATCATTCAAGTCAAGATTGAAATCCATGATTCTTACGTACTTTACTTATAACCTAGGTTATTCTCTTAAGTAATTTAAAATTAAATATCATGTGTAATAAGCAATCTTGATGCCCATCTGCTTAATATAATTCTGACAGTTCTGACAAGGTTGAGAATTTAGAGTTTGACCACAATTATTTAATCTTACTACAAGTAAGGTGCTCTTTTTAAGTTCATTTTTGTGAACCCTGCGAAGAGCATCTTGAATAGCATCTACTTCAGCATGAATAGAATACTGATTCACTCGGTTCACACATGGAACACACATTTTATTGAATCCTCGACCGATGATTTTTCCCCTATTAATAATTATAGCACCGTGAGCAAATGGAACACCAGACAACGGATGCATTGCATTCTCAGCACTCTTCGCCGCCTCCAAAATATAATAAGACTTTTGCATTTACAAATATATGGTTTATTTATTTAAGTATATTTATTCTATGGTTACTTCATTGTCGTAAGTACTCGTATGTGCAAAATATGACACCATGATATGGAATACTTCTTAAAAGATAATTTGGGAGTCCTCGATAGTAACTATTAGAATTATAAAGTTTCATCATAATATCTTTTCCTGACATATTAGGATTTTGTCTAGATATAACTCTACAATTTTCTAAAGGAAAAGTTACGATAGATGCACAAATTTTAGAAATAGCCGTAGCTAAAAAAATGTTAATAGGAGTATTTTCAAAAGACTTTAATGATTTTATTTGTTCAAATATAGGTATCTGAATCATAAAATTTGAATTTATTATATATGTACTGAGTAGTCCTGAATAAAATTGTTTAAATTGTAAAGTTTTTAGTTCATTAAATGTATTAAAACTAGTAAAAGTTTGATGTTTTTGCCTAATATACCATAACGGACTAGTAATTGTTGAAGCAACACAACAGGCGGTATATGCAGAGACAAAAGTGTTACAAGTATTTTTCATATTTTCATATAAAGGAAAATATATAGACCAAAATGTAGGAATAGTTACAAGTCCAGTTAGTAGTCCTTTATAAAATCCTAAAATACCCCTTGTAGTATAAATATATCTTATAGCATCACGAGTATATAAATTTTTTGTCTGTATATTGACTCTAATAATATCAAATGGATTACAAACAATAGTTGCTAATGAACCAGCTATAATTGCATTTTTAACTGTCATAAAGATATATATAATATTTCTTTATAATAATTAATGCCACACAAAGATAATAGTCAAACTAACAGAGAGAAGAAGAAGGATAAAAAAAAACAAAAAGACAATATTTATAATAATAAACATATTCGACTAATAGAAAATCTACGCAATAATAAAAAGAATAATGGTATTAATTAACTGTTATTACTATATAATTAATGTAGATATGAACCTGATACCTAGAAAATATACTCTAAAGCCTACCAAAATGAAAATTAAAGATGAAATAGTTTATGATTTAATTTACTTAAAAGACTTAAGATATTTAGATGATAAATTTTTTAAATTAAATTTATTCTGAAAAAAAAATATTTATTTATTTTAAAATGGAACTTTGCTCGCAGAATTTTCTCGCTGTCGTCGGTCTTGTATCGTCTATTGTTCACCTCGTTGTCCGTAGTCTCATCCACGCATTCCCCGCTCAGGACAAGCTTCTTCTCAATCTCATGATTGGTGTCAATGTACTACTCCTTATATACTTTGCCTACTGCCTCTTCGAGAATAATAAGAAGAAGAATTAAATTAATAAATAAGTGTATTTTCATTTAGTAGTAAATTAATTAATGAATCAAAACTAAGTCTATTATCTTCTATAATAGAAATAGCTTTGTTTAAAGACAATTCAATTAGATCTTTTACTTTAGAATCTAAATTTGCCTTAGTTATGTCACTTAATTCATCCGTGTTGTAGTCTTCAAATAACTTAAAATATTCTCTAGCTAATGAATTTGCCTGTTTAAGATCATTAGATGCCCCAGCTGTAATGTAAATATCATCGTATTCTTTTAATATATCGTTATTTGTATTATTTTTAAAATATACAATTTCTGCCGCCCGTCCTCCTAGTGCTACAATGAGTTGTGCTAAGAAATATCCCTTTGTTGGATATTCAGCTATTTCTTCAATTGGTGTAAATAAAGTATATCCGCCAGCTCCTGCATTATTACTGTTTATTGTTACTCTCTGTAGTATAAAATAGTTGGAGAAGTATTTTACCATCATTGCGTGACCAGTTTCATGAACACTTACTAATGTTTTTGTAGTTTCTGTCCTAGTGTCATTTTCCTTAGGTAAACCAATTACCATCTTTTCGAAAGCTTTTAGAATGATATTATCATCTATTACTGTTTGGTTTAAACGAATACTTAAAAGACTAGCTTCATTTGCTAAGTTTTCTAGATCTGCACCCGAGAACCCACTAGTAAGTCTAGCTACAGAATCTAAAGAAATATTTCCAACAAATTTATTCTTAGTATGAACTTCAAATATGTCTTTTCGACCATTAAAGTCTGGTAAATTTACTTTTACTTTTCTATCAAATCTTCCAGATCGTTTAAGTGCAGGATCTAAGATGTCTGCACGATTCGTTGCTGCTAAAACAACAATGCCATCTTCTTTTTCAAAACCATCCATGTTTGTAAGTAGTTGATTTAGAGTTTGTTCTCTTTCATCATTTCCCCCCGAATTAAAACCGTATCCTCTTTTTCCACCAATTGCATCAATTTCATCGATAAATATAACACAAGGTTTGTTTTCTCTAGCTGTATCAAATAGACTTCTAATACGAGATGCTCCAACTCCAACAAACATTTCAATAAATGAAGATCCAGTAGCTGATATGAATGATACTCCAGCTTCACCGGCAACTGCTCTCGCTATTAAAGTTTTACCAGTTCCAGGAGGACCCTCTAATAGAATACCCTTTGGAACTCGTGCTCCAGCAATAGTATACTTATCTGGATTCTGTAGATAATCTACAACTTCTAATAGTTCAGTCTTTACCTCTTGAATTCCAGCTACATCTTCAAATCTTGTATCAATATCTGTGTCTAAAGTGTCGTACTTATTTTTAATACCTGGCATCATAGCACCCTGATTTTTGAATAAATTAAATAAAAAGCTCAAGATAAAGTAACTAAATACTAATTGTATACCCATTTCAAAGATATTTGTAGTATCTATGTTAAAAACTTGATAGTTGATATGATTTTGATCTAAAAAAGATAATATCCCGGTAATTCCAGACTCTAAATAATTATACTTGTGAATTACACCATCAGATGAAAATAATATAGATTTCTGATTTTGTAAAATTGCAGCAGAATCAATCTTATTCGAATATAGATCAAAATTTGACCAATCATTTCCATATACATTTTTTGTACTAATTATATCAGTAGGAGATAGATTCATTTTAATGTTACCACATCTAAATCCCAGGGCTGTACCAAATAAAAATATTAGAGTCTTCATATTAGATAAGTATTTACATTATCTTTATAACTGTTTTGAGTTTTTCATCGAGGATTTTAAAATAGTCTGATGGTAATTCATCATATATACTTAAAACTCCAAAGTCTTTTAAGTCTTCTTCATCTATTCTTAAATATTTGATACCTAATTTAAGTAGATAAGACATTAGTGGCACATTTAATGTTTTTAATACAAAAAATTCACAATTTAAATCGTTGTCGCATAAAACTTTACCATCAGACGCAGAAAATACAGTATATGAGTATGAATGAACTTCTTCATAGTTGCTCATTAAATCATTATAATGAAGTTCTGTAAATATTTTATTATTATTTAATTCATCTCCTAATCCTAAGTAGTAATATTTAAGATTATTAATAGGTAAAGCCTTAGTAATGTTACAATTCTGAAATATGTAATTTTTATTTCCAAATGTGTCATATTTATCTACTTTACTTAAGAAAGTATCTGGATGTGTAATGTTTTCATTAGATAAATTTACATAAGTAATACAGGTGCTATTAATTTTGGTATTTATGTGAGAATATTCATCAAACATAACAAATTCTTCACAAGCTAATTTTTTATTAAAATGATACCACGGAATCACTGTAATATTTCCTATTTTAAAAGTATTAGCTGTCCATAGATACAAACGAATATCTTTCTCGGAGTAAAATTCATTAAGATAATGAACAATCTGATACATCTTGTAGTTAAGATTATCAGGAACTACAAAATTAATTGTTCTATAATATGATCCAGGGAAATAAGTAGCAATAATAGAATTAGTGTTGACTTGCTCATTAGGCTGAATGTCTTCTAAATAACTTGAGATTAATGATGTACTTCTAACTACATATGGTAGTCTCTCTACTTTCTTCAGTATTTCATCATAAGATTTACCATAATGTTGTCTAACAAAGTCTTTTGCTTCGCTCATTCCCTCTAAATTCTCATGTATTCTCATCTGTAAAGTTTCTAATAAATTAACAACATTAACTGGTAATTCTTTCATAAAATTATATCTATTAATACTATTTTTAATCACACGATCACTCATATTTTTAGAATGAGTAATAGCAACCATATTAAAAGCAGAATGTAAATCAATATAATCGTTTATTCTATTTTCTAGAAATCCCTTACATTCTTCAGATGATATATTATCATCATATTTTTGTTCTTCCCAGAATTTTTTATAATAACAAAGAGATGCCTCTGCTGTTATTATAGTATTATCTTTAACACCTCCTTGTGTTTTGAAACATGTATTATCTAATAAATTAATACAATTAATACAAGAGGATCCGACACACTTTTTAGAGTAAGTTAAAAGAGAACGAACTCTATTGATAATTGAATCTGGTGGATAATAATCATCGTCATCCATATGAACAATTATTTCTCCACTTGTTAACTCATTAATTTTATTACGTTTTTTACCGATAGTATCTATCTTTTTACAAGTATAGTATTTAATTCTAGAGTCTTTAGGTAACTTTTTCTTCAACCTTTTAATAGAGTCTCGTGAAGAATCATCCAGAATAATCCATTCAAGTTTGTCACTTGGATAAATAAAATTTTGCCAATTAAAAACAGCAATATCAAATATTAAATCTCTATTAAAAGTTGGTGTAACAATAGATACAAAAGGATAATAGTCATTTTCTAAAAGTTTAGGCAAATAACTATTGTCTGTATCATTCTTTATCAATTCAATTACTTCCATTAAATTTACTTTAAGTATTTCTTTAAATTTATTTGGGAGCTAAACAGAATTTAAGCTGTCCTAAATTTGCCACGTTGTATAAAATTATTATAGGAAAATTACTTTTAAGGTAAACTTCGATTGTATTACATAAATTACTACTCTTTGTAAATAATAGTAGATACTTTAGGTTGAAAGTGTTACATGTCTCACTAGATTTATCTAATGTTATAGCTGTTGATTTCTTATTAATTTTTATACTTTGAGAAGCGAAGTCCCCATCTACTTCTAAAATAATAGAATCTTCATCAGTTTTAATAGTAATTTCATTAGATATTACTGATAAATCGCGAATATGATTTTGAAAATCACTAGCTGGTATAGTTAGAATCGAATCAAACTCAATATTTGGAATATGTATAAGATTCTCATCAATATCTAATAATTTTAGTGTACTATTAATTTCAGTTTGTTTTTCTTTATTTTGAATTTTTATAATTAACTTTGTTGTATCTTGTGTAACAAGAAACGTAATAACATCGTTATTCTTAATACTTTTTAAAATTTTAAATAGAGATAACATATTGACACCAAGAACTAAAGGACCCGTACATTCAAATTTTTCAAACTGTGAAGCTAATAATTTGACGTGAACAATTGCACTTTTAGAGCCGTCCATTGATATAATCTTAATACCCTGTGCATTAACATGTATATTTACATCGGTTAATACATCCTTTAAAGACTCAAAAAGAATTCTAATTGCGCTAGACTGAACTGTTGTGATTTCAAGTCTATTATTCATTATTATAATTAAAATTACTTAAGTCTTTAAGTTTTTTAATTTAATAAATTCTCATTCCAAACAAACTCACCAGGATACTTAAAAACATGTTTATAACCTAAATTATCATCAATATTAATTACTCCAGTGACATCCTTTAATTCTGGAAAATCTTGAGAGTAGTCTATAATGTCTTCAAAATTAAGAGTAACAATATCGGAATGATAATTTAACTTAGGACCAGCAAATTCGTGAAAAATCCTTGTAATATCATATTCTATATCATTTATGAATATCACGGCTTTTTCTACCTCTCTATAAAGTGGTAGTTTTACAATATCATCGTAAAATGGAAACTTTAGAGTCGATAATTTTAATAAATTGGATTTATTGAACAAAACAGAATATTGATTATCATCTATTGAATAATTAACTGTTGCATATTTAATAGGTTTCTCTCTAGTTAGAATAAGGTCAAATTCATCAATATCTTCTATAAATTCTCGAGTATAATCGTCGTATGTTATATCTAAAAACTCAAAATTAGTACTATTACTAGATAACTCAAGATCTTCAAATTTATGACTCTTAATACTAAAAAGTCTCTTGAATTTTGTGTAAATATAATAAAACGTTGTAATAGATGCTAAGAAATATAGAGTATACATTACTTTGAATTATATTATATTATTTCCTTAAGTAACATTTAGCTATTGATTTAAAGAAATAATATAATTTTAAAATAATGGATTCAAATCCGGATTCTATTAAAAAAAGAGGAAGAAAGAAGAAAGAGGTAGTAGAAGAGAAACCTCAGGAGAAAAAGAAAAGAGGTAGAAAGAAGAAATGGGAATCATTTGCGCATACAAAAATAGTAATGCCTGATTCCGATGAAGAAGAAAATGTAACAGCCAAGAATGATCCGGTATGTAACTCAAACTATGAAAAAGAAAGTGTTGCATTTGGTAATTTAAGTATTACTGTTCATGCAAATAAGGATGTTAATAATACATTAAAGATAAAAGATTCTATTTTTAAAAACATAGATACACTTAAGAAGACTTCAATATGTAAAATTGAAATAGATAATTCGGATTTAGATGATGAATCCGACATTGAATATGTACCAACTTGTAATACTAAACAAAAGACTAATAGAAAATCTATTAAATATCACAAAGATATATACACAACTGAGAAAGAATTATCAAGAACTGATATATATTGCTACAACTGTTGTCATCCATTTTATAATAAACCATTTGTATTACCAATAGATCATGATCCTATACTTAAAAGATACAAAGTATTTGGTAATTTTTGTAGTCCAAATTGTGCTAAGAGATATGGGTTAGATGATAAACATTTATGTAATAAGCTACATATTTTGAGTCAAATGTGTAGAGAAATGTATGATGCATCTTATACAATTAAACCTGCTCCATCAAAATTCTTATTGAGATGTTTTGGTGGAACATTATCCATAGAAGAATACAGAAATAATTTTAAAGACGATGTCAAATATGCTGTTAAACCTATTAATACTAAAACTTTATTTTTAGAAATAGTAGAAGTTTAATTCTTTTTATTCAATATATTTGAAAGCAAAAGAAATCCTAGAAATAGAAGAATAAATTTCATAAGGAAAATTTGCTGTTTTAAAAGGGTTTCGATTGTCGAATTGGAACTAGAATCCATAAACTCAACCATTTTTTTACCAGAATTAATAGGTGGTATAGGTTCATTTTGTGAAGACTGATATGTATCTGTACCACGTTTAATTTGCGTTAATACAGGGTCTTTTTGTGAAGGTATGGGTTCTTGAGGTGTAATTTCTAACCATTGACATCCTGTTAATGAATACATTATTAAATATAAAATATTTTAATTTTAATTAATATTTATAGTTTTTTTACCCGACTTACTAATAGTACTAATAGGCATTGAATCATCTGAGCTTGCGACTGAAAATCTATCTACTTCTTTCTCTTTTACTGTATTTTCCGGAGGAGGTGGTCCGACTTTATTAAATGTATTACCTCCTATGAGAGAACTTAGATCTAATGATGGACCTGATATTTCTCCAGGTGTACTCTTAGGATTCTGTGGAGGTGGAGGTGGACCACTATTACCCATCGCTGCAGCTATATTCTTAAGAATGTCTGGATTATTCTGCATAATATTATTTACTGCTGGCATATTAGACTTAAAAAATGAATTTGTCAAGTGAAACATAAAACCTGATGCAACAAGAGTCATCAAGAGTTCTAACTCTGGAGGTAGCTCAGCCCGTGTAGAATATTTCTCATAAAGCTTTCTAAAAACTGCATCGTAATCACCAATAGAATCCATTACAGATTCTGACCATCCATCTAATTTTGCGCCAATTGGATCAAATTTATTATTCATAAATTCTAATCCGGTTACAAAAGCCATTAAAGCTTTCTGTTGAAACTTTACACCAGCCTCTGTTTCTAATGACTTTTTCTGAGTTTCATACTCAAATTCTATATCTTCATATTTACTCTTGAGAGAAAATTTTTTAGTTAGTTCAACACCTTTATTTTCTAGAGCTAATAACTTAACTAAAAGTTCTCTCTTTCTCCTCTCTAATTCCTTGCTATTTACTTTAGGTTCTTCTCGATAATATTCTTCCTCTGTTTCTCCACCTTGTGAGTAGTAGTCACCATAGTCTTCTACAGACTGTTCATCTACAGATTCTTCATCAATTGACTGTTCCTCATCTTTTTTCTCAAATACTGGTTTATGCTTCTGATTATTTACAAAATACTGAAGTTCAGCTGGATCAAAGGATGCTTTAGGAATGACTGGTTTCTGTTTAACTGGAGCCTTTGGAGGCTGAGTCTTCTTAGATGGTTGTCTTGGAATACTTTTAACTGAGCTTCCAGAATCAGACATAATGTCAATTTTATCTAATGACACGGGATTGTTGATAGTTACCGTATTTCGGTCTGTATCATCATTCACTACTCTAATTCGTGGTAAACTAGTACTCATTATACTATTATAGTCTTTTTTTTTATGATATCTGGAACGCAAATAGTTAGTTAGGGGACCTTCTGTATTTTTAATGTACTCATGATCCATATACCTATTAAATAAAATTAAACTTTAAATTGTTATTATTGAGTTTAAAAATACATAAAAACACTCTATATATAACTTAATGAATAATGAAATAAATAAAAATCTTATAATTTACTCTGCTGGTGTATTACCTTATTCTGTAACAAGTAGTGGTAATATTTATTTTTTACTGGGTAAAGATTATGAAAATAAATGGTCCGATTTTGGAGGAAGATGTGAAGCTTCAGATAAATCAGATATCAGTTTAACAGCATCGAGAGAATTTTGGGAAGAAACATTAGGATGTATATATGATCTCTCATATATTAAAAAAATTATTAAAAAGTGTGATTATGTAGAATCTAAAACTCACATGGGATATCCTTATTATATGTATTTGATTAAAATACCATATAAAGAAGAATATAAGTCTTATTTTAAATGTACTAGAACTTTCATTAATGGAACAAATATTGACAGAAAATACAAAGAAAAAATTGATATTCGATGGTTTTCTATAGACGCTGTAGATAATTACCGTGGATTCTTTACTATTAAGTCAGCATTTAATAATACTTTTAGTGAAAATAAAGACCTTATTGTAGAAAAAATTAACAAAACATTCCAGAAAATGGACTAGTATTTAATGTAATTGCATTATTAAGACCATAATACGCTGGAGGCTGTGCATATCTAGCTGTATCTTTTGTAAATGCATCGGTTGCTACACCAGATGTATTTATGTCTCCTGAGTAACACTGACCATGTATACTTGGAGAACATATTAATTTACGATCTGTAAATAGTAAAGGATTTTCTGTATTACCACTTGTAACATTTCTAACTATAACTTCATTTCCATTTCTTCGAGAATTATGAACAGGTATTACTCGTGGAATGTCTCTCTCTGGAATTTCTTCTTTTTTAATTGTTGTAGTTTTGTATGGAGAATAGTCCGATGGTCTAGAATCACACATGAAAGATGGATAAACTAGATCTTCTTTTTTACCATTATTGTATACACTAAAACCATTATTTAATAAAGCATCAACTAATGAACAATCAGTTCTAGAATGATCCTCTTGCTGAACTCTATTTGGATTGAATTGTACAGTCCCTGACTGCTCTTTAAGTACAGGATTAAGTCGAGACATTTCAGGTACTGCCTGATTTATTGTACCCTGTCCATGTGTTCTGATTTTATCATTATCCATTTCTCTAAAGTTAACTTCACCAGGTGATACTTGTGTCATATTACCAGTAACTCTTGTACCACCAGGAATATAACCAACTACTGGAGTTTTATTGGTTGGAATACTTGTAGAACCTCCACTACCATCTTTTGTAGTATAGTGGCTTTGAGTCATTTGATTTGGAACTTGAGTGTTAGCTCCTCCATTCCATGCGAATAAATTTGTCTGTTTAGTTGTTGTTCTTGCACCATCTGAAAAGGCAAAATTTTTAGTATTAACTGGACCTTTAAGATTTACCTGAGTTTCCATCGCTGGATTAATATTTCCACGCGCTGTTGTAAATACAGTCATCGCTGACTTATCCTGCACTCTACCTCTACTTGGTCCCGAGGCCGAAGTTGCATTAGTTAAATGGTGTTGTGTAGTTTGATTATCAGCTTTAATACGAATATTATGGTCAGTATTCATATAAGTTATAGGATTGTGAAAGACGTGTCCACCGTGTACTGGTGCAAGTGGGCCTGTACCCGCAGATGCAGGATCAAATACAACTTGTCCTAAATCATTGGAGATTGTCATTATTAATAGATAAAGATATTTTATTTATTTATTTATTTTTGTACAAGTGTACCAAATCCGGTTGTAGTACTTCTATTATTATCTGGAATTCTAATAGATGGAGCTAAAGCAGGGGCTTCTAAAGCAGAAATACCACTTGCAACAGGAGCACGTCTATCATATGTATAGAAAGTTTGAGGCTTTTTGTTATTTGGTATACCATAAAGATTTCCATCTAAGTTTGTACCAGTACCTGGATTTGCAGTTGGCAATTCTGCAGAAAATAACTTACCCTTAATAACTGAACCTGGTAGCTGATTTGTAGTGTAGTTAAATATATTATTGGGTACTACTCTGTTATTGAGACCTGCGTTAAATCCTCCAGCGGCAGAAATACTTGGATCTAATCCTGTACCTGGTCCAACGTAGAATATAGTCTCGCATGGTTTTTCGTGCGTCTTATTACGACTAATATCCATCTTAAATCTTTCTAGATCGGGTCTAACATCAGGTCTTCCATGAACCCATGTTGCTGTCTCACTTGGAGAAAATCGTGGTCCAGATTCACGCTTATGCATATAAGTAGGATCACATCCAGGTCCAAAGCCAACATCTACCCTAGACATGAATTGGCCGGGATCTCCACCCATGTTGTAGTCTTCAGGTAGAAAATTTCCAGTTCTAACACCAGTTCCATTCATATTTTGTGTATCGGCATTTCTATTGGGAATGAAATTATTATTCAAGAAATCACTCATTGTACGCTCATTCATATTTAGGAGATTTACCTTTGACTCTTTTCTAAGTCTATTTTCAAGAGGTGTCTTTAAAGGACCGGTAGAATAGTTTACTGGTTCTGGAAAAGGTGGGATACTTTCGAATGCATTCCTTTTAATATCTGTATTTTGAACTGGATATTGATTAACTCGTTTATTATTTAATTGTGATTGAGTTTGTTCAATTATGTCGGAATAATCTTCTCTCTTATTATTTAATAGTAAGGCGCTTCCTATACAAACACCGCCAAGAAGTAAAGCTTGCATTTAATTAAATACTAATATTTTATTTTAAATTAAATCACCACCTCTTTCCTACAGTTTGGACAAGTCATTTTTTTCTTTGTTAGCCATTCTTTTAGACAATCTTCGCAAAATATATGATTACAATCTAATAAAACACCTTTTTCTTTTTGTTCCATACATATATTGCATTCATACTGTCTATCAATTCTAGGAAGAGAGTTAAATTCTTCAACAGACAATCTATTCTCTACGTAGTAAGCATTAACATATTGACTAATGTAGTCTGCAAATATTGAATTTATCATAAAATTTATGTAATCTCTTTCTTCTAACTCAATATCGCTATTAACACGAAGCAGAATAGGTATTACATAAATTCTATTTGTATTCTCTTCTTCGTTCATTAAATTATAATTAGACATTTTTTTTAAGTTATTTGCATGATGATAGATATGTTAAAAATGGAGAATCTTTACCCAACATTTGTATATGGTGAGGTCTAATTCTTTCTGGTTCTATCTGATTGTCACAAAATGGTCGTCGAATAGTGTTTTCTATAGAAGTTCCCTGAATCTGTTTAACAAAATCTCTAGTATTAATTCCACCCCGCTGATATTCTGGAGTAATAATATGACATGGATTCTGATGATTCATCAATAGAATACTTGGATCATTTCTAAAGTATTCGATCTCATCTGTACGAATAGGCTGAGTCCTAGTGTGAATCGGAAGTAGACTATCTAATGGATTCTTACTCATTTATATACTACAACTATTTTAATTTAAAATTAATTACTTGCATAAATTTACAATGTTACGATTCATAACTCTAGTAGAAATTCCATCACGAGGTCCTAAAGGCCAAACTATATGACCTCCACTATTAGTTGATGTTCTGTAAGTCAAAAGATCTCTTCCAATACTTTGTGGAACATTAAATTGACCAGCATTTTGTACAATACTGGGATCTACAGATACATCTCCAAAAACATATGCGGGAGTTTCTGCAGAATGCATTTCTGTTTTGAGGGGTCGAGAAGCTAAACCATCTCTAACCTGTGTTGCAGATTCAACCTGACCAGGGTTGGCACCAGATGCTAATCCTAGAAATCCAGGTCTAACTGGATGAGATTGTACAAGTTTAGCAGTGTTTGTTCTTGTAACCATTGGACGGTCAAATTCTCCAGTCTTATTATAAACTCTAGCATTGCCAACTGTGGGAGCTGTCATACCAGATCCAGGGAGGTTTTGTAGAGAAAACTCTGGATTTACTAAAAATCTAATTGGCTGGGTTTCATTATGTTGTTCCGACATTTATATTATGTAAATATATTATTTGAAGTAAAAATTATTTAGGAAAAACACTTGCACCACCCTGCGATGGATATAAAGTTTGATATATATTACCAGCTAAGAGTCCTGGACGACGGGTTATGGACTGAGGTAGTTCTAGATCTGGTTCGCATCCATACTCTTTAGCTAATTCTGGATTCTTCATAAATACACTTCCAGCCTTACAATTATTATGATCATTAAAACACCAATTAGCAAATGCAGTCTGATCATTTGGAACAGTTCCACCAGCTACAGAGTACCACTGACTTTGTTGATTTCTTCTCCATACATAGTCATTACTATTCATAAATATACCATCATTTAAAACCTCATTTTGAACAGTCTCCGTCTCAGGGTCCTGACATATACCAGAGTACTTTTGAGGGACTCCGAAGTCTGTAATATTTGGATTACCAAATGGATTCTCTTTAGTTGCGGGTCTGCAGGGTTTTGTTCCTTCAATTATACCTGGTTTAAATTCACTCTGTAAAGTTATTCCATTTGTTCTATTTACAAATGGTGATTGTATAAAATTACTAATGTCCTGAAAATTTTCACCAGCACATCGGGATACTATTATGACAATTACTAATAATAAGAACCCAATATTTAAAGCGTTAGGTACTTTTGCAAATATAGCTACTCCTGTTGATATTACAATTAATATAGTAAGAAGATTCAATACACCATTAAGAGATACGAAATTAATATCTATTATAGACTCAGGAGAATCTAACCAAAAGTCTGTCATTTATATAATGTAATTATTTTAATTTCTGAGTAAAATCTTCTGAGAATTTAGTAACGCTTTCATTCTCAAATCTTTTCATTTCTGATATAGACATAGATTGATATACTTGATTAATTCTACTAAGAACTTTTTCATCTTTCTTAATATACATTTCTCCTAATACATATAAAGTTTGAATATAGTCCCAAATTGATTTTTTCGTAGATTCAGGTGTAGTATCCCACCTACCTCTTAGTCCAATATCACTTGAAAAACTTGAAGCTCTAACACATTTATCTACAAAAGTTTGTCTATTTATAAAAAATTCAGAATCTCGAGTTTTAATTTGTTCCTGAAAGTCTAAACATCCACCCATAAAGATTTGAATAGGCAACTGTTTAGAATATAACTTAGAAATTTTAAAAGCGTTGTAGTAAGTTTTCAATTTTTGCTCATCGGGAAAAGCATTTAACATCTTAACTATAAACTCCTCAATGAGACAATTAAATTTTGTTAGAATCTCATCCATTATTATTAATAATAAGTTTAAACTTTAAATACAATTAACGAAAAATTGAGTTTTTAAAATATTTATTAAGAATAATGGAAACTACAGAAATTAAGTTGACAAGTGTAGATTACTTTATTAATAAATTTCCAACAAAGATTAAAGATCCTATTATCGATCTAGAAAGATTAGCTACTAATTTTGAGTTAGGGACTATATTCGAAAGACTGGAATATTCTGAAAAAATAGGAAAAGGGTCTATTGAAAAATTAATAAACAGACCACCAATAGGTCCAATTCCAAATAAGTTTATGTGCACTTTTTGTGTACAATATGGTCCAAATTTTCACAATGTAACCTGTCCCAATCCAAATAAAAGATCACTAGTATTAACTTTTAAAGGATTCAAAGACTTGTTAAAAGACACAGAATACACTGGACCATTAGAAGATGATATTAAAGAGTATAAACAGGGTAATAAACTTAAGATACTCAAGAAATACTTCGAGAATGATATTGAAAAAGTTAAAGAGAATGGAAAAACAATAGTTAGAATTGATGATGATGCTTTTTCTGAAATAACATATGATGACGTTGTTAAAATTAAAGGTAAAGATCCACAAGCTCCAAAGACTTTAACTGTTCGCTTTTCTAATATAGTATCTATATACTATTCATATGGTGAAAAAACTACAAATATTCGAGTATATAAAGATGGATCTATAGATATTAAAAATATACCACAAGATGACTCTGAAAGAACAACTTTTATCAATACACTCACAACAAGAATTAATGATACGGGTGCCGTAAATCTAACAAATTTTAATCAACTCTTATCTAAAAATGGATTAACAGCTGTTAAAAAATATAAGGAAATAGAGGGAACATTCTATTTATTTCATGCTCAATTTTACATGTTTGGTAAAGAAAATCGAAAAGAACAGGAAATTCAATTTGATGAACTAGAAACCATATTAGAACCTGAATCTAGTAACTCTTTTATAGAAGTTACAAATGGAATTAACTATTTAAAACTAGATGATGATGAGAACACTGCAACTATAATATCTAAATCTAAATCAGGTGGTAAACAAATTTTAACAGATAACTTAGACAATAAAGTTTACATTATAGACATAGATGGTATTAACATTAGCTTATTTATTACAAAATATGGAGTTTTTCAATTTTCCGTATCAACAACCGATTTAAACATCCCAGATACAATGAGTATATTAAATAGCATCCGATCAACTTTAATAGATTTATTTTCAAGCATGAAATTAACTGAGAAAACATTTATATCTGCTGAACCATTGATATATTCTATGCATGAAACACAAAAAACAACTATAACAGGGAAAGTGCCCCCAAAGTCTCAATCTCAAAGATCTGGTACAGAAGTTTGTAGAAAAACACAAGCAGGTGTAGAATTGCAGCCTAGGCCATATTCATGGTCTGGTAACTGTGCATCGGAAGATTATGCACCAGCAATTGGTATAGCAGATAAATATAGAGGCGGTGACGTGAGAGTAAATTATCAAGGACAAGAACAACAGTTATATTATCCTTGTTGTGAAAAATTAACAGGAAGATCTAAAATAGAGTTTATAAACAAATTAAAAACTGGTTTTACACCTGCCGAACAGGTAAAATATGGTATATTTCCAAATAATGATATTCTATCGGGTGTAATTGTACCTGGATCTGCAGAGAAAGGGGCTGAGGCTGAAGTAATGCTACCCGGAGAGTCTGATTTTACAAAAGTTAAAGTTATTGACACACCTGCAAAAATTAGTCCAACGTCGAATTATAAAGTTATTCGACTATCGGATTCAAAACAATTTACAATACCAAGACTAGCATTTAAGAGAGACTCTAGATACTTTCGGGGATTAAACACTCTAAATAAAACAGAACTAATCAGTATTCTTATGAAAGAGAACATGGTAACTTCGGGTCAAAAAATAGACTCTAAACTTAATATTATGAAAAATTTCAAATATATAAATTATAAAGCTATTTTAAATGATTTTACTAAAAATGTGTATAAATTATGCTATGTACCTGACAATACAACTTTAGTTTATTTAGATTATAAGAACGAATCTAATCAATATTACTTAACGGATAATTTTAGACTTAAAAGTAGTGTAAAATTTATTGAAGGTACAACAGTTGTAGGATTCTATAATGAAGCTAGTAAAGAGTTCTATCCTATTTATATAGATGGTTTGAATGATCTAGAAAAAAGTTCACAAATTATAGACCAACAACTAGATGGTAAGGAAGATACAGTTAAACAAATAGAATACTACGATAATTATGTAGAAGCTTCAGATTACTTACTTAAAAATGAAAATAATATTCGATTATTATTTGTTCCATCAGATTTAAGCTCTGATATATATTACTTTGATGAAAAACTTATTCCAGAACCTACAACTGTTCAGCTAATTAGCAAGGCTGGAGCTTCTCGATATGTTTTCGGATACGATAAAACAGAATTTACATCCGATTCTTATCAATTATATATTCCACAATCAGTTAATGAATATGACTATGTAGAAATTAAAGGTAATTACAACAAATTAAGTAATGAAGTTGATAAGCTTAAACCATTAAAGTTTATTAAATCAACCAAACGTGAAGAAAAGTCATTTGAACAGGCTAAATTAGATTTCAATGAACTATTTAATCCTATTAATATCGTGTTTTTCACAGGCAATGATGGAGAATATATTGAAATAAATTCAAATAAATTCAATTTTAATGATGATACAGAACTACTTAGTCCCATGTAGTTTCTATTTCAGTAATATAGTATTCTAAAAATTTCATTACACTAGACATACTTTCAGATAATATCTCAAATTCTATCTGAAATTCTGTACTACCAGTTCTCTTAAATTTTCCATCTTCAAGCTTAAGTAAATTTACTTCAGTTAAATCTACTCTAATTGCACCATTAGGATCGAAATAACTAATTCGTTTTTTCTCAGTTAGTCTTTTAGCTTTTTCATAAGTCACGGTTTGATCCGATTGTTTTTCTAATGCACTCGAAAATCTAATATCAAAACTTCCTAGGTGAGATAAAGAAATATCCAATTTAGTAACTGATTGTTTAACAATTGAATCTAATTTAACGAGTCCTACATTCTGAATAAATTGATAACGAGTTCTTACAGAGTCTGACTGAGCATCAACATAATTTGTTACAGAATTTCTCCAGCCCATACCATCAAATAATTTATTTGTGTCTATATATTTACCTAAAGATAAACCTGTGTTAAAATTGGTTCCTTTTATTTTACCTAGTCGAACTTCTAATTCAGCCTCTTTAGTTTTTCTTTTAAATTGTAGCATTTGTTCGATAGTTGTTTGAGCAGCATCTGTTAAAAATTTTAAAGATCCAGTACATAATAGCAGTCTATTTTTTTGTTGACGAGTTACATATTCAGAGGCTAATATTGCTACAGAGTCAACATCACCGGAGTAAAGTTTCGGTAACATGTTAATATCAACTGGTGATAAAATAGATTCTTTTACTGTCTCTGCTGTTCGCCATGCATTTGGTTTATCTTTATCCAGTCTTAAACGATTAAACATAAATTTCTTATGTTTTTCAGAAAATCCAAATTCAGCTATTGTTCCGTCTTTAATTAAGTATTGTGAATCTACTATACCTTCAGATGAATTTTCAAAATTAAAAGGTGCAAGAGTGCCACGGGATAATACATACAAGTTTACTACTTTATAATCTTTAACCTGACCTTTTAACTTTACTACTTTCCCTGTATTGAGAACATAAAAGTCGATAGTTTGCTCTTTTGGTGGTTTCCATTTATACTGAGTGTTCATAAATTTATTCCAGTTTTCAGTGATATATTCCGTGTCTATCGGGGTAAATATAAGACCGTCAAACTCTAATTTACATTTTTTAAGTTTATCATTTAATACTTTGGAAGTTGACTTTGTGTTTAAAAAGTCGTAGTATTTACTTCTATATGTTTCTAAAGAACTATGTATTGATGCTTCAACTGGTGAATCATTAAGTTCAGATATATATGTAATTTGTTTTAATTCAATACGAAAAAATTTACTGTTCATAAACTCTAGAGAAAGAGGAGGGAAATTTCCATTATCTGATGTTGGCATGATTAAATTTTTTAGAATGTAGTACCTTCTACCATAGTCCCATTGTTTACCTCCTATAGGACCCGCCATAGCATTTGCACTTCCATATTTTGGCTGAGTATCCATCATTGGATCTTCTAATTTAACAGATATAGGACCATATAGAATATCAAAAATCATAAAAGATAGATATTCTGTGTCTGATGAGGGTAGGTAATAATGAGACTGATTACCCTTAAAAAATACTAGTTCTCCGTCTAAAATCATTTTTGGTCCTTTGACAGAGTTTAAGGAATATTTTTCTTTATTGGACAATGTATATATTTTTAAACTTCTATCTATAAAGTGAACCTTTCTACGAGTATCATCAGTAGGATCTTTTTCATTAATAAACATTAAAAGTCTGGTTCCATCTACCTTTGATGTTACTGTATACTTGGAGTAACCGGGATACTTTCTAGATTTCTGTAAAAGGTTAATTACATGACGCCTTAGAAGTGTAATAGGTAAACCTCCTACAAATTCTTCTTTATCTTGTCTTAAAATTGATGTTTTAACTAGATCATAATAACTGGAAAGAACTTTATTATACTCAGGATCAGCTGAACTAAGTTCATTCATATTATTATATCGTAAATATTTTTATTTAAGTTAATTTTATTAAAGAGAGTTCATTGTCGTAATTAGGGTAAATAGTGATTATTTCGAGTTTTATGTATTTTACATTTACTGCAGTTATTTTTAACAAGATCGGGATATTTAAAATCAAGATGTCCATGTTCACCATTCCAATTCATTCCATAAATATGTATTTTATTTACAAATTTAGAATTTTCTAAAGCATCAATAACTGCAGTCCCCGTTGAAACACCAAAATCAGAATTTATTGGTACACACTCTTCACCGCACCTACTATTTTTAAATATTTTATTGTTACCAATTAGTAAATTATCTTTAGTACGAGGATCAAATAAAAGTAAAGGTTCAAATCCGGATCTTCCTGATAAAAATATAGACTTAAATGCAGATTTTGGATTGGATAGTATAGGTAAAACGTGTGAATATTTAGGTGTTTTATAAGCTGATATAAAATCAAACTTTTCATGATGTCGAATAGCATGTATATCACATCTTTCTCCAGGTCTAAAATTTTTTAAATCATTAAATCTTATAACATAATCACAATTATTTATATCAATTCTATCTTCTTCAGATAAAGGTCCATTACCAACTACAGCAACTGTCCCAGATACATAATTATCTAGGTAATTATCTACTTTATACTCTTTAAAATTAACAATGGTATTCACTATTATAAGTAATACAATTATTAATAGTAAACATTTATACATTAATTATTCAAGATATTTTAATTTAAGTTATAATGGGGGTAAAAAACACTGAAATCTTGTTCTAGCTGGAGGCTGTAAAAATCCGCCAGGTAGTATTTTCATATCTTGTTGCATGTCCTGTAAAGTAAGTTGAGTTAGATCTTTTGGATCTGTTATAGGAACATCTTTATAACTAGACATATCTACTAAACTTTCAGTTGGAGTTTCATCGGGGTAAGGAGTATTATTAAATAGTAAATATACAAATGCTCCAAATGATCCAAGAACTATCAGTACAAACACTACAGCTATTAGAATAGCTACTGGCTTTTTCATTTACTTATTTACTTAGAAAGTTTTTCAAAATTAATTCCTCCCTTTCTACTTGATGGTTTTATAAAAGGTAAATTTATAAATTTAAATATATCTTCCTCTGTTTCTATTCTATCTTTTCCTATTTTTGTTAAAAGTTCTGATTTAGATATACTAGGTCCTTTTGGGCCACCTTTTTTAATACCCTTTTCACTGAGAGAATAACCCCTTGAAATGAAAAAGGATCTTAGTTCAGCATTAAATTCTGCAGATCCAGTAGAATGTAATATAGCAAATGGATAAATATCTCTTGAATGATAAAATATATCTAAATGTCTGTATTTTTCCAGTAACTTAATAGCTACCATGATTTTTGTGTTACCAGCAGAGAAAATATTTGTTGGTTCTAATATTTGTTTATCTAAAAGTTTTTGTTTCATAAGTTTTATCATTTCTGGTCCGAGGTTTTCCGATGTTATTAATATATCTACATCTCCACTATTTTCTGACTCTCTTCTATATGATCCTACCATTTCATATCCAGGGTTGTCAGGGTTTAATTCATTGACAACTTCTAGATAAATTTGATACAAAAGTTGATTCCATGAATTCATCTCACTTCTTGGAATTCTCTCTGATAGATTTTCGAAATACTTCAATCCAATCGCTTGTTTAGATGAAATTACTGAAGGATTTTTTTCGTATAAAACTCTAAGTTCTGCTATATCAATCACTCCATACTCTTTATATAATTTTCTGGCGGATGCTTCTCCAAACTCTGGAATCTTAGATAAATTAGTGATTGCTGTAAATTCTTCACTTTCTTCTGGCAAACTACCAGTAACTATCATATTGTGGATTTTTTTAACTATAGCGCTTTTATATTCTTTGTTTTTAGCAAAGTATTCTTCTTCTTTATCTAACTTCATTCCATTTTGTCTAAGTATTCTAATTACATCCTCGATACTTGTGACTGGTTCCTTATTCTTAATAAAAGTATTTAATGCGCTACTGTACTGTTTTTTCTTAAACTGCCAGTTTGGTTCTTTTTCTGATTCAACTTCATTTATAAGACTCTTTAGTAGCAGAATTATATAATCATTATAATTATCTAACTTTTTCTCTTCTGATTTAGGAATAGGTACATCAGTTCTAATACCTCTGTAAGATGGATGTCTTACGGAATCATCTGTAAGTTCCATATAACTAAAAGAAATTAGACTTCCTACTGGTATAAAATTAGGACTATTCGGATCATTTGTTCTTTCTTCATCACTAAATCCTGTTCCAACATTTGTAATAATACCAGTTTTTACAGAATTTCTAATTAGTTCTGTTTTAAGAGAACCAAGCATTCCAGCTAGTCTTCCTGTTCCCGGTAATCTTTCTAGCACAATGCCTTCAGCATCATCTTTTATTTTAAATTTTAAAAGGTATTTGCTTCGTTTTAATTCATATGGACTATTTGGAGCTCTTAACATTACTCCTTCTGCTCCATTACTTGTAAGAGATCTATAAATTTCTTGTAAATGTTCTGGTGACTCGACTTTTGTTATCTCAACTTTTTCTAAAATACAAGTTAAATTTTTAACTCTACAACAATTCATACTATTAAGTATAATTTTATCTAGTATTTTCATTCTTTCTTCGTATGGTTCTGTACTATTAGGTACATCAAAAATTTTATACTTGATTTGTCTCCATTTATCGTCTATTTCAGTTTGTTTAAATTTTTTACCCGGTATCCAGTTAGAGATACTAGACATTTCATTAAACTTGTTTCTTCCTAACCATATTTCACCGTCCAATGCAACTCCACCTGGCATAGAGTCTATTACAAACTGGGGAACATAAGAAAATACCTTTGATCCAAGTCCAGTTTGTGAATTTCTCGATAAAAATTTTTCACCATCCCAAATAGCCCGAATACCATCTAACTTTTCAGATACCCACCAACCAGTAGGAGGTTCGTTTATATCTAATAAACTTAGAGTTTTTTGTTGTATTTTAATGATAGATCCAGTCTTAGAATCATATAGATTCTCTGCTAACATACATTTTAAATTTTTAACATAAGTTTTATCGCCATTTACAAGTATATCTGGAGACTCTGGATAAACACTCTTTTTAGGTGCGTCACAATTTGGATTCTGGACAGCTTTTAGCAACTCATCTTTTGTCATTGAGTATTCATTTGCTATTTCCTCAAGACAGTTTATTAATTGAGATTTACTCATATTCTCCATTATTAATAATGTCAAGTTTTTCTTTTAGCTCATTTTTTTCTCGTAAATTTAAATTACTTTCTTTACAAGTTATAAAGTCTAAACATTCTACTTCTTCTTTTGTAAAAGTTACAGAGTCTTTGATGTAATTATTATAAGCCTTTGTTGTAACTGGACAAATATCTTCTACAAGGGAGAATGCGTTTCTAGCATAGTTCTGAATTTCTGGTTGTGCACCCTTATGAGTTCTAAGTCGTGTAAAATTTAAAAAATTATGTAGATCAATAGACCAGTAGAACTCTGTATACATATTTAATGGAAGACATATACGAGCTGTTTCCTTAGCTACACCATTTTCCACAAGTTTGGTATAAAGTGAATGTTGTCTAACTGAATTTTCTGTATACATATCAAAAATAGTCTTAACATTCTCATTTTCTAAGAGATTTGTAGTATCTGATGCTTGTTTATTTAACTTCGATTGTTTCCCTACAAACGATGGAATGTAAAATTCTGGATTCATCTTAGAATATCTTCCTGAAATTTCATTAAAGTTTGACATTCTGTGTCGAAACCATTGGCGTTGTACAAAAATGGGTGCTTTTACATGAAACTTAAACTTTACCATTTCAAATGGACTTGTATGTTTATGTCTTAGTAAGTATTGAATTAACCGTGTATCGGTCTCGATGTCCTTCATTCCTCCTCCAAAAGATACTCTAGCAGATTGTACAATAGCAGAATCACATCTAAGTTTCCAAGACTGATTGGGTATAACACGAGGCATACAATCTACAAGTCGAATAAATCCCTTATCAAGAACTTGACGAGTTTTACTATGTAAATGAATAATAGTGCTCATTAAGTATAATAATAGTATTATTCATTTCTCTAAACTAATTTTAACTTTATTTTAAAACCGAATCTATTGTTTTTATCATTTTTTCCGTAATTATATTCCAATCATAATTTTTAGCTTTATTGTATGCTTTATTAGTTATTTTTAATTTTTCATCTTCACTCATGTTTAAAAATTTATTAATAGCTTCCCCTACATTACAATTTTTTATTTCAATACACATATCTTGTTCCATATATGTTGCAATGCCATCTACTCTTGTTGTAATACATATAGTTTTTGATGCCATTGCTTCTAAACCTACAATACCAAAGGGTTCATGTACAGACGGAAATAAAATTGTATCAGCGGATTTTAATAATGAAATCTTCTCATCACCCTTAATTTCACCTAAATAATGAAAATTGCTATTTTTATTACATGCTTCTAGGACTTCGTGATACAAATTACTACCTCTTTCAGGACCTACAAAATATAATTTTACATTATCTTTTAATTCTAAATTTAGTAATAGATCAACACCCTTTTGACTATTTAGTCTACCAATAAATACTAAATTTATATCATTTTTATTACTATTTGGGAAATTATATTTAATATCACTATTAAAATCAGAAATATCTATTCCATTATCTATTGTTACTACTTTTTTCATTTTATAAGGACATTGATCTTCATAATATTTTGAACACATTATAACTAAGTCTGCCTCGAAACAGCCTATTATTTCATTATCTGTAATTATATCAGAAATTACTCTATTTTCTCCGCTTAATTTTTCAACATTGTATAATTTTTGATAACAAAATAAAGCTAGATCATATTCTAGTATAAATTTAGAATTGAATATTTTTGATACATATATTCCTGTAGTAATAGTATTATGATCAGTACAGAATATAATATCAGGTATCCAATTATTTTTATGTATATATTCTATAATTCCTAAAGGAGAAAACATGTGATGAAATAATCCTCCGTATCTTAATTTACTAATATTTTCGTAGGATTTTAAAGTATTAACATATGTAGAAGTACTCTGAAAATTACAAACTATATTTTTATTTTTATTTTCGTATATAGGACTATTTACAAATAATTTTATATCATAATGTTCTTCAAGCTTAACCATAATTTTATTAAATCTAACACCTAAACCTCCACAATAGTTTATAGGACAATCTGAAAGAAACAAAAATAATTTTTTTTTCATTACTAGTGATTATTATTTAAATACTTACTAAATAACGCAATATTTGATTATTTAAATTCAGTATACTTTGTATAGAATCTTGTTAATCCGGTAAATTCACCATTTGTTGTAAATACTACAGTATTATAATCTATATTTAAATCATTAGAACCACCATATCCTCCACCGTATCCTCCACCGTATCCACCGTATCCGCCACCGCTATAAGCAGTATTAAAAAAAGCATTGAAGTACAAATCACTTATACTACCACTTTCAGGTTTCTCAATGTATGTGCCATTATTTTTGAAAACATTTATAATACGATCATCTGTTACTTCATACATGAATTCTCCTTTACTATTTTGACCTGGATATTTAGTGTTGTAAAATTGTTGAAAAGGTCCTAATGATTGTAATTGTAAAGGCTCATTTTTAACTAAAGATAGATTATCAAAATTTTTATAGAAGTTAGTTGAGTCATCTGATATTATAGTTTTTAAGTTTTGACGAATACCATTCTCAGTATATATTAAAAATGCTGTAAAAATATCGTTGCTATCTGAATATCTTACTGGTATGATCCTCTTAGATATAGAATGATTAATATTATTATATTGAAAAGCTGTACCAGGGGATAATATTTTTATATTATTTATCTGACGACCTTCAGAAAATATTGTAAATTTAGAAGTTGAATTATTATTAGGATATGGCCATAGTCCACCCCATGTGTTACCTTTATCGTATGATTTTGTTATAATTTTATTCTCAATGAACGATGGTCCATCAGGTTTCGCATGTATACATACAGTGATGATATTTTTACTTTTATCATAATTTACAAACATAAAAGGATTATCACCATATTGATTATATACACCATTTACACTGTGTTTATCAACACTAGGTTTTAGTACCTCGTCCCAGCTCCCAGGGGGATGTTTCCAAGTTGCACCACCATCTTCGGACATATTAAATAGAATAGATTTATCTTCATAGTTACTTAAATTATAATCGTTAGGATTATTATAGAAATTAAATGATCCTATTCCAGAAATATTCTGTTCACTTAAATTAAAATTAACTAATACACATATTATATTACCATCATCACTAATAAATCTTTCAGTTGTCATACCAATAGTGTATTCATAATGTTCAAGTAAAATATCTGTCCAATTAGTTCCATTATCTATCGATTTCATGAAAAAATTTTTAGCTCCGGCAGATGAAGGAGTAGAGTTTGGTTGTATAGTAATATCACCTACATATTGACAAAATCCGGTAAATATAGTATTATCATCAATTATTTTAGAAAATGTTGGTAGATTTTTAGTACTTCCCAACAGTCCTATAGCTGTGTTCATTGGAAAAGTCCATGCATGTAATGTATTAATCAAATTTTGTCCAGTAAATGGATTTGATCCAGTTGTAGGCCCATATCCAGTAAATGTTTGTAAATTATCTGCAGAATAGTAAACAATTGGATAACTATTACCTCTATATGATGTTAAAAGTAAATGAAGTCCAGTCGATGAATCTTTAATAGCTAATGGATTTTTACCAAATGTTCTCCTTAAATCAAATGTAGCATCATTTTTTGATTCTCCAGACTGAAGTTTGCGACCATTTAATACAATGGTTTGATAATGTGTTGTATCACCATTAACTTCAACATAATAATCTAAACAATTAGATAAAGTAATATTATTATTCGTAAATATATCATGCGCTGTCCAAGTATTTCTTTCTGAATCAAATATTAGTAACTTATCGTTAACACTTGTAATTACTGCACACCAAAATTCATTCGGTTTATTATGTTTTGGTGTCGCATCTATAGCAATTACATATGCAGGTTTAGTCCATTCATCTGCATTTGATGGATTTTGATTTGGTGTACCAAATATAGCATTATAATCAATAGAAACCTGTGTTGGATTTTTCTCATCTACTACTTTAGCAGGAGATGTATTATTGATTATTTTAAATTTTGTAAATTCTTTATTTGTTACAAATATAGGATCTAAGCATGCCCATTCAAATGTTCCGTTAAAGTTATGTACCGCAGCAAATGTACCAGAAACAAGTAACATATTTTCATTCAAACATACAACATGTTCGTACACAGTAGAAGCTTTAGGTAATAGAGATGTATTATTAGTAATTGGAACATTATTTATACAGTCTAATGGGCTTAATACTACATCAGATGTTCCTTGATTTTGTACTTCAAGACTTAAAATATTATCTTGAATTCTAATATTTTTAACCACTATTTTACCATCTATAGGTTCTAAATTATTATTAACAAAGAAAGATTTTTTATTATCATCAGAATTAGAAGGATACCCTAATACAATACCACTCTCATTTAGAGATTCATATCTTTCTATATTTAATAATCTACCATTATTATATTCATCTTCTAATTGAAAAAATCTTAAGGTTTCCCCCATTGTAATATCTATATACAAAGTTGCTAATCCTGGAGCAAGATTAGATAGTACTGTTGTTTTACCTAACAATTGTACATTATTTCGTTCATTCGGTATATCTACAAAATATTCATTAATCCATTGAAATCCATATATAATCATTTCTTGAGGTTTTCCTTTTAAAGTAATATTAAAAGTATAAGTTTCATTTTGTTTTATTAACTGATTTGTAGCATCTATATTAATTATTTCTTTAGTTGGTTTTATTAAAGTTTTTAACTTAGTATCCGTTAATTTTAATTTACCCACTGTTACAGTATCAGATATTCTCATAGATCTTGCAGATTTACTTTGTAATGCATGTTGTTGTGTGTTAACTTCAGCTTTAACAAAGTGAGGCATTTTAACAATATTAAATATTTAAATTTAAAGAAATAACCATATTTTACAGTAATGATACTTAGTTTTGACGTTGGAATTAAAAATTTGGCATACTGTTTAATTGATACAAGTGAAAACACGTGGAATATATTAGATTGGAACGTGATAGACTGTACATCTAGTAATCATATCTTGACCTTAATTAAAGAATTAGATACCTTGCCACATTTATTAGAGTCAAGTGTAATTTTAATAGAAAAACAACCATCATTTAATCCTAAAATGAGAATAATTGGTGGATGTTTATATACATATTTTACACTTAGAATTGCTCACGAACAAGATAGAAATGTTAAGATAATATTTTATTCTGCAAAACACAAACTAAAAAATGTTAACGTTGCACAAGTTACAGCAAAAACTAAATATTCTCGTAATAAAAAATTAGCAATAGAAGAAACAAAATACCTACTATCAGATACAGAATGGTTAAAATACTTTATGAGTAATAAAAAGAAAGATGACCTCGCTGATTCTCTACTACAAGGACTTTCATATATTTAAGATCCATATACATAATCTTCTAGTATAAATTTATAAAGAATAAGAAGACATACAACAATTAATATAACGTCTTTATTTAACTCTCCTGTAATTTTACAAAATAATGGAGCAATAAAAATTGGAACTGCCCATAAAATGTGAAATATCCAAGTTAAAGGATCAGTCAATGGATAAAATTTAATGAAGTATCCAACGCATACAATTATATTTAGTAGTATAGCTATTACATATAGTGTTATATCACATTCACAATTAAAACATAAAGCATTAATAAGTAAAGTTATTAAAGATAATTGAAGGAGTCTTTTTAATCCTATATTATCATTAATAAACTTTATACTTTTACCATTTATTAGTTTAGTTACACATTCATAACCAAATAATAAATATATAATGTAAACAATTATGTAAGTTTTGCACCAACCGTTCATTTATAATAAACTAATATTAATATTCGGTTCCATTTACCGTAACTATTTTTTTAATTGAATGGTGAATTTTGTAATCTTGAGGATTTTTATAAAATTCTTTATGACCATTGGAGATTACTCGAAAATATTTACATTCATCTTTAGTCTCAATATGGTCTGATGTGAATACTTGACGCCAGTATCCGTTTCCAAATTCCCAGACTTTAATATGAACCATATACTATAGTATTATATAAACCTTTAAGTTATTTATCTGTGTCTATATGGTGTAGGATTACCCATCATTCCTAATCCAAAGTTTTTACCAAAACTATTGGCATTATTTAATCGTTCTATGTTCATTCCAATAATTCTACCAACAGCAATTACAGAGTTTCCCCCATTTGGAACATCTGGATTAATTGATGTAATCTTACCATTCCTGATATAAATTGGATAATTACCATCATCATCTGGATCAACAATAAATTGATTAGCAGTCTCGATTTCACTTTCTCTATTATCATGCAGTCTATAATCAATCTGGAGAGTCACTGGACGGTTTTTTTGAGGTTTATTTGGCGCAGGTATAATTGAAACTTTAATATCTGATACATCTAAAGCATATCTAGCAGATTTAGCGTGTATCTGGTACCATTTTTTTAATAATTCCATATTAGTTTTTGTAGGATTAATACCTGAAAATTCTAATTGTAGTTGTATTAAAAATCCTTCTTTGTGTCTTTTAAGAATAGCGCACTTAACATTATCTATTGTAGCTAAACCATCATCTCGGTGAGTATATATATATTCTAAATTAATTCCGTTAGCACGAGCTAACTTTCTTGCACCTTCAGAGAAGTAACCTTTCGACATTTACTATTATAAATATTTTTTTTATGCGTTATCTATATTTTGTTTTATAACATCAGTCATATATGATGGCTTTACTGGAATATAATGACTTGCTATATTTCTAAAAAATAAAAATTCAATTATACCTACAAATATAAGTATAATAATATTTTCAAGTAAAATTTCTACATAGTCTATATTTCCTCCACGCAATGAATGAAATATTACCTGTGAAGCTAATACTAAAAATAAAAGGGCTATTATGGTAATATTCATCAAGAATAACATAGAATTGTTTCTTTTTTGTGTTATATCTTTTGTATCGTATACTGCTAGCAGATAGTCTTTAACTTCTTTTGGTACAGCTTCCTGATAGTCTATTTCATTAATACTTTGATCTAATTCTCTTGTGAATGAATTTGTCTCAGTTGGAGCTATTATTACCCAAAACAATATGGATAAAAATACAAAGAGTAAAAATACATGTAGAGTAACACTAATGAGTAAGTTACTAGTATCCATTAAACAGGTACCAATATTTTATTTATAATTTTATATTTTACTTTATTTGGGTCAATTGCTAAATAATTAGAAGGAATCATAAATAAAAAGAGTGACTCTGTTAATGCAACAAATATTATAGTTAACCCCGCAGTTCCAAATATATACTTTAGTTCTGTCCATCCCCAATTAAAATAAGAATATGCTACAAATATAATTAATGCTGTAATAATCAAAATAATAAATATTATATTTGTCATGAAATCAGTTAACTCTTGATTTTTCTGAGTAACTTCTGCATCTTGTTTAGCTAATTCATCTTTATTTTTATCTAGTGATTCATCTATTTGTTTTTTAAGTTTAGCTTTAACAGGTTCAGGTAAAGCAGATACCTCAGACCTAATAGAATCATTCAGTAAAAAATTAATCTGACTTTCAGTAATAGTTTTTTCTTGACGAGAAGCTATAGTAAAGAAAAATACAGTAAGAAAAATAGTCATAACAGAAACGTGAACAATTATATTTACTATAAATACAGGATAGTCCATTAATACATATAAATATTATTTATTCAACAAAATTCTTCATAAGAATCTTCTTGAACGGTTCCAAAGGGGATCGAACCCTTGACCCTACGGTTAACAGCCGTATGCTCTGACCAACTGAGCTATGGAACCATAATTATTTATATTTTAAATCTTTAAATGGTTTTAATCTTTTTTTATTTAGATTTTTGAGTTTTTCGAAGTCTGTTCCATAGTCCAGAAATTTCTTGTTGTTGTGTGTTAATTTTTTGAATAAGTATATAGATAATTTCGTTAGGTTGTTTAGTCATAAGTTCTTCATAATTTAACATTTTAGTATTCTTTGGTTGTACATTAGGTTCTACCTCCATTGCTTTTATATATATAGTATCTTTAATACTATTATTTATTCTCTAATATCTACTTCTATTTTAGTTTCTTCTTTTTCTTTCAAGAATCCTCTTTTTCTATAAAAAGTCAATCTTTTATAGTTTGAATAAGTAAATGTTGAAAAGAAATCTTGAATGTCTATAACGAGAGGTGGATTTTTATTTTGTTTTCTAAGTATTCTTCCAACAGCTTGTTCTACATTACTTTTAGGAGTGGCTAGTATAAGTGTATCTAAACGAGGATTATCATATCCTTCACTTGCCATATTGTATGTACCGATGATAATATCTTTTTTGTTACTTTCTGTTAATTGTTCTAAACTCATTCCACCCATATAAAGTCCCGAATTACTTAACTGAGAATGTAAATATTTAGCATGATCTCTAATCTGAGTTAAAACAAGAATAACACGGTGACTTTCTTTTCGAATAATGTCTAAAATAAAATTATTTCTTTCTAAACTGTTACACATATTTACTATCATAGCCATTCTATTTGGTTTACCATTGATCATTACTTCTTCTTCAAATGGTACACTTGGCCAAAATGGATGTAACTGAATATCTGGTTTTCCAGTTACTTGTTTAATATCGACCACTGTATCACCAAGAAACCAATTAATTACCTTTGATAAACCATCCGCTCTCTTAAGCGTAGCTGATAAACCAAGCGAATACTTAATAAACATTTTAAAAAATACTCCAGAAAACATCTCACTAGGAGTATGATGTACCTCATCAAATACAATAAATCCAAATCCCTGAGTAACCTCAGTTGCATAATTTCTAAGACACAAAGAATGAATTATTCCAACACATATTGGTGAATCCACTATAATTCTATCTTGTTGAATGATCCCCGCATCTATTCCTGTAAATTCTTTAATTTTAACTACCCACTGATCTAATAGACTTTTTGTATGAACTACTATAAGAGTTTTACACTTTAATTGTTTAGCTAACCAAAGTGCTAAAAAAGTTTTCCCCCATCCTGTATAAAGTGAACATACACCTGAATAATTTTTACGAAGATGTTCTAGAACTTTTTCAGCAGTCTTAAGCTGGTATTCTCTTGGATCACTATTTAATTTTATTTCGACTTGTTCTGTAGTATGATATGATACTATTTCAGGTATTCCTAGTTTATCTAACATATAAAATCTGGGTCCATACAAATATTTTTCACTTTTTCTAAATATTTTATACTGTTTAACTGGGCCATCAACACTAAAAGGTTTAACCGTGAGATCTTTTATAACTTCTTTTATTTTCTCATGATCTAATTCAATTCTATAACCCTTTGGTGTAATAGACATTGTTTATATATTATATGAGTCTTAAAGTAATTTTATAATATCATCTCAGCTCCCACTCGGATTCGAACCGAGGTTGAAGGATTCAAAGTCCTTAGTGATTACCACTACACTATAGGAGCTGGTATGATATTAAATAAACATTTAGATATTCCTTTAAGTATATTTATGATAAACAATGATTTTATACATTACTCTTCTATTTTTATAAATATAGTGAGTAGTAAAATTCCAATTGTTTACTATACATTCAAAGTTAATTGGACATTTAAGAACTATTAATTTAGAGTTGTTGTATAGATTTTCTATGATATTCTTGATAGGAACGCCTGAAAGTTCTAAGTCAGATTCCTTTTTATTTTTATAATTAGATTCCCATGGAGGATCTAAAAATATAATGTCTTGTTCAAATATTTTACATATAGATAAGTAATCATTCATGTAAAAATTACAATTTGTAAACCATTTTAAATTGCATTTTAATATTTTAAAAGCACTTTTATCTATTTCTATACAATTTACTTTTTTAAAATAAGGGGCAAAGAAAATCGAATTACCTCCAATTCCACTGGTGGCATCAGTTATGACGGAGTCTTTATCCATGTACTGTTTTATAATATTTAATGTTTTTAAGCCTTGATCTTTTGATGAGTACAATTTGATATAATTGTATGGAACGTAAAATCCCATTACTAATATATACTATATATATTCTTAAAGTGATTTTATAACATTTTAAATAATTCTTCTATAATATTGGTATTTAAGAGAACTTTTATTACTATATTCATATATTCTTCATCCAGATCTAAAAAGATACCCTCTGATATAAAATTAGAAAAAAGTATAATCATGTATACATACAATTTTTGTAAAGGATATTCATAATCAGTATCGTCTTTAACATTTTCTAATAAATTATTTAACATATACTTATCTGCATCGGTTAACTTATGATTTTCAACATGTCTATAAAATACTAACTCATTAAAAACACTATAACAATTGTGAATTTTAGGAATACCTACCTTAAATTTGTTTGCAAGCGCAGTGTCTATCATTCTTAAAATATATATAAGAATATCTCTAATATATTTATTAGAAAAAATGTTTAGACATAACAAGCAAATTATGAACATGAAAAAGAGGAAATTAGATGATGACTCGGAAGACGAGTTTAACATTAATGAATATAATATAACTGATCTCGAATCTCTCATAAACATGATAGAAGATTATATGATTAAACACTGTAGCAAAAAAACTAAACGAAAATTGCCTAAAAAGTTCAATAAATTAACAAATATATTAGATGATTTATATGAACTAAATAGTCTAATTGGACTAAAAATATTAAAGCAACAGCTTATAGATCAAATACTTTTCTTTGTTAAAGAAATAGATGAATCTATAATGATGCATACTGTTATATATGGACCACCTGGAACTGGTAAAACATCAGTTGCAAGAATCATGGCAAAAATATATGCAGGATTAGGTATTCTAAAGAAAAATAAGTTTCGAGAAGTAAAAAGAGAAGATTTAATAGGACAATATCTAGGCGAAACAACAATTAAAACAATGGAAACTCTAGAAGAATGTAAAAACGGGGTAATGTTTATAGATGAAGCATACTCTCTTGGAGATGATTCTAAAGGAGACTCTTATTCTAAAGAAGCAATTGATGCAATAAATCAGTATTTAACAGAACATTCACATGATTTGATTTGTATTATAGCTGGATACAAAAATGAATTAGAGTATTGTTTCTTTGCCAAAAACCCGGGATTAAAGAGAAGATTTCCATGGACATTTTCTATTAATGAATTTGGTGTAGAAGAACTAATGAATGTTCTTAAAGTTAAAATAGACGCATCTGAGTGGGATTACGAAGACTCATATGATAAAGTTAGAAGTCTAATATCACAAAATAAACAGTATCTTACAGGAAATGGTGGAGATATAGAAAATATTATAGCAAAGGCTAAAATTATAAATGTTAGAAAAAATTTTTTAAACGATGATAAAATATTAACACAGGATGATTTAATAGAATCTATAAATCAGTTCTTGTTGACAAGAAAACAGACTAATAATGATCCACCATACGGAATGTATACCTAAATTCATTATTTTTAAAATATTTAAAACAATTAATGGCGAAGAAACGTTTACTGAGCGAATTATCAAATTTATCAGATGAAGATAAAGAAGTGTTTGTCCTTAAACCAAATGAAGATAAAGTAACAACTTGGGAAGGATACATATTTGGTCCAAAAGATACACCATATGAAGGTGGTAAATTTCACTTAAATATTACTTTCCCATCTGATTATCCTTATAATCCACCTTTAATTTTATTTAAAACTAGAATATACCACCCAAATATTAATGAAAATGGAGCAATATGTTTAGATATATTAAAAGATGAATGGAGCCCAATTTTAACAATATCTAAAGTTATGTACTCCCTTAGTAGTTTGTTAGCTGAGCCAAATCCTGATGATCCATTAGTCGATAATATAGCAACAGAAATGAAATCCAATATAGAGTTATTTAATAAAAATGCTAGAGACTATACTAAGAAGTATGCTATCTAGTGTATCTAAATGAATTAAAGAATTCTTCTAAGTTATCGGGTAAACTGGGAGGTTCTGGTATTTCTATTTTTTTATTTTTTTCAATATAGTATAGTGCTAGACAAAACGCATCTGCTATATCATGTTTTCTATCTTCATTATCAAATATATCGCAGTTTTTAAGATATTTAGATGTTATGTTAACTGTTTTTTCTTTTCTATCATCATATTCTAATTTAGATATCATAAAGTGTTTATGCATACTTCTAGGACATATTAACTTGACTTTGGATGAAAAGTTATACGCTAATATATCCTGAATATTTGTAAGACCTTGTGGTGGTTGTCTTTCTATTAAAATTATATCAGCGTAATTAAATAGATCTTTATATTCAGCTATAAATTTGATCATGGAGAGATATACTTCATTCTCATTAAAAGTCGATAAATTTATTTTATGTACACTTTTAACAGTAAAATCTTTAAAATCAGTTATTAATTCAACTATGGCCATATTAGAATAACCTATGTCAACACTTACTAAATTTGTTGTCATAATTGAATTATTATTAATTAAATGTTTAAATATAATTTTATTTTTTATTAGTTTATAATAATGTTAATTCAGTATTCGAATTTATATAAATTGCCAACTCTTAAAAAATTATGCAAAATTAATCATCTCAAGAATTACTCTAAGTTAAATAAGAGTGAACTAATAAATCATTTAAATTATTACAAGTCTATCTGTTTCATACAACAGTTTATGAGAAAGAGATGGATAGGTACTGAAGTATGTCCTATAACACTGGAATCCCTCGAGTATCCATTTGTTACACTTAAGAATAAAAATAAACTTCGATATTACTCTCTTGATGGTTTAATTGGTTACTATAATAGTTCTAAAGATTTTAGAGATCCATTTACAAAAGAGACAATATCAGCTGAAAAAATTAAAGAAATAAATAGCATTGCAAAATTTTATAAGAAGAAACAAATTAATGTAACACAAAGAAGTAATATATCACTACAGAGGAGAACAGAATTATTAACAATTTTATGCTGTCTCAACGATATAATAAATAATATAATGTCAACTGCTGTAATAACATCAGAATACATTTATAATTTTGCAATTCCTCAGATAATGACTTATGTATATTATCTTCTCATAAGATGTAGACAACAAGCTAGAAGTATAGTACAACACTTTATTGATATATTAGAAAGACATCAGGATATCAACAAGTATCATATTATTAATTACTTAGTAGGAATAATGATTAACGAAGATATCTAATTACGACATTATAATTAACTTAAAGACACCTCATATACAATATAAAGAAATGTCGGATTCATCGACACCTAGCTCTCCGGATATGAATTTAAAGTTTTGTTCTTTATGTGATCCAAAAAAGAAGTACTTCAGCTGTATTTGTGGTAAAAACTGGAATACATTTGAAGAACATCTTTATACTCTTCAATCTATCGAATCTCCACTTATATTGCAACCCATGTCTATTTCTACAATGACACTATGTTGCAATTTTAATAGTCATATTGATTTAGATACATTAGCAGATCTATATGCAACATCTGTAAAATATTCTCCCAATGCTAAGAAAACAAAAGAAACAAATAAGAAAGACTGTTTCTATAATAGTTTACTAATGAAAATGTCTGTAAAGTATCAATGTGATAAGAATAGTAAAAAAGTTAAGAATGATGTTTCTGTAAAATTTTTTCCAAATGGAAAGATTCAAGTAGCTGGGTGCAACAGTATCCGGAGTTGCTGTTATGCAATTAGGAAATCATACAACAGAATATTAAAGAGTGGATGTTTCATGGAAGATCCTAAAATTACGGATTCTAAAATAGTAATGATTAATACAGATTTCAAAATTAAACATAATATAAATCAGGAGGTTTTGACTGAAATTTTATCGGAACAATCTGTGGATAAAAATTTTAATTTTCTCCAGGTTGTATACCAAAGTTCAAAGTATCCAGGTATTAATGCTAAGTTTATTACAGATGATAATCTATTAGACTATGCAAAGTTTCAACTGGAAAATGGATTTAAGAAAAAGTATCCAAACATAATTTCAATTTTAATATTTAGACCCGGTAGTATCATTATTACGGGTGGAAATCAAATTTATGATTATATTTCAGCTTTAAGTAGTATAATTAAGATAATGGAATCAAATAAAACGGAAATTTTAATATAATATATTTTAATAATGAATTATTATTTTAAGCCAAAAAATGAATTAAAAACAAAAATCAATTTTTTAATTAAAGTTAAAAAAATCGAAGAGTATTCTGTTTTCTTAGGACTTTCTTACATTCAATGTTGTAAAAATATTAATTCACGTAATTTACAGGATTACACGTTATGTGCAATTTTATTGGCTGGAAAATACCTGAATGATTATAATTACAACATTCGCGATATTACTGACAGTTTAGATATAAATTTTACAGATTACGAAAAAATAGAGTTAGACATACTTAAAGAACTAAGTTGGAATTTATCTAAAGGAATAGATACTAAAGACTTAATCAAGTGCTGGTAATAGATAAAATCTTCCATTTGATTTTACTACTATAAAGTCTTTTACTAGTACCTGTACAGAATCGTTAATACAATTAGCAGATATTTTATTCTTTGTCTGTTCAGCTTCGGTATGTGTAGAAAAACCCTGTTGATTAATCTGTGGTAGTATTTTACGAATTACACCAACAAATTCATTATTTGGAAGCTGTGCATATCTACTATTATTATTGTGGAAAACTGGTATAGTTACATCCTTATGTGGGAACTGAGGATGAATTGGCATCGATAAATAGTTATTTGAAGCTGACGCAAATAATCCCGGAGTTATTGGTTCCATATTTACTGTATCAGTAAAGTGTGTACCATTTGTTGGTCTCATAGTATTTTTCATTGCTTGAATGTTAATTGATCCATCACTGTTTAAATAAGCAGGAACACGATCTTTTGGTCTTAGAAAACTAAACTGACTACCAATAGCATTTTGAAACTTTGGTGTAATTGTAGTAACATTACTATTGTAGGAATCAAAAGTTGGGTAGGGAGAACTAGAAGTGTGAGTTGGCATACCCTCAGTAAAGGCCTTCACGTTTTGATTATGTGTAGCTTCAACAAATGGAGCAGCGTCATTAAGAACAGTCTGATTAATGTAAGTTTGATGACCCATTAATGCAGGGGGAATACTATATACGCGTTGTGTAGAATCTCTGAACTTTGCATATGCTTGACCCTGTGATGTGTGATCAGTATTTAGACTACGCTGATTATATTCGTGGAAAATTCTTCCATCGAGAAATCTAGGTTGCAAACTTGGAACTGAATCTAATACCATTTAATTATTAGTTAATATTTTATTTTCAAAAATTAACTTCGTTTTTTGGTTTTCTACCTTTCCTTGGTTTTGATGAGCTAACAATAACGGAAGAAATTTCAGACATATTATCAAGTGCCTCATTAGCTGGAATTGGATCTGAGCTTGCTGGACTGGGCGACGATTCAACTTTAGTTACTTCTTCAATCTTGTCTTCCGAAGCCATATCATTCATGACACTTGGTGATGGACTTATTTGTGTCTGAATAGTACCGTTTTGTACTAGTGAGTTGTGAACAAGACCTGATAGATTATTAAATTGTTCTACCATTGCATTATAAGACTCCTGAATTTGAAAGTTAGTCTTCGTCTGTTCATCTATAAAATTCTTTAGAATGAGATTTGGTGATCTATCCATTACTAAAACTTTCTTATAAATATAAAAACAGAATGCTACAGCAATTATAGCTATTAGTAATGGTCCAAACTTAGCTACAGTATCTAAAAAACCAGGAGACTGAGGAACTTTCATCACGACTGGATCTGGCATCTCTACATTTGGTACAAATTCTTTAGCACCCTTGAATGATCTCGACATTATTTTAATATAAATATTTTTAATACTTGTATTCAACCGAGCAAATTATTCCGGGATCTCTGGAACATCATCGTAGCTCTCAGAGTCATTTACAATATCAATACCGAGAAAGAAGGTACCGTGAACAAAATTATCTGAATTTGCTGGATATTTCTTTCGAGATCTTTTTGTAACTGTGATATTATTATTAGAAAATGGTCCAGAATAAAAGTCAACTGTAAACTGAGACTTTGCTAAATTATTTTCTCTACAATGTTCATTAAACGCCTGCTTAAATATCTTTTCTGGTACATATACTTTTTCTGATAGAACAACTTTGCTACTCTTAAGAAAGTTAAGTAAAGTATTTGTGTTTTCATCCATCTCATCCTGATTTTCTTGAAAATACTTTGGTAAAATCTTCCAAATTCCTTTTTTCTGATATTTATTAACAGCCCATAAGTATCCCATAACAGCCATCTTCATAATCATTGGAATCTCCTGCTCAAGCTCTTCTTCTAAATGTGTATTAGTATCTAGTACTTTTCTCCAGAATTTCCAAATAACTGTTCGACGAGACTGTTGTCCACAATTATTTTTGTATGCTGGAACACTATTACCAGCCATTGGAACAGGTGGAAACCATGTGATTGTTTCGGCGTTCTTATTTTTCTCTGCAGGAGTTAAAGTACCACCTTCTGTGATTAACTGCCATTCTGTCTGTTCTAAAGAACAATCAGCCTGAATCTCTGGACCAATTACAATTTTTGCCTTTGTTAAAGGTTTAAGACCGAACTTCTTCTCAATATTATTCGATAACATTTTGATATCATCTGAATCATAAAACTTTGCGATAATTTTTTCGATAATTGTACTTTTTCCAGCTCCAGCCATACCAAGTAAATACATAATTACACACCATCTTTCAATCTCATTAATATCAAATAAATTCCTACCGATGAAAATAACTAACCATTTTTGTACTTCTTTTGGAAACTTTTGATAATCAAGAATACTTTTGAAAACTGGACAATCTTTCATAATTTCAAAAAAGTCTTCAGGTTGTAGATTGTCATAATTATTAAAGTCCTGATCAAAGTACTTCGATGCTACAGTATCGGGTGTTAAATATTCACTCTTTTCTCCATATGGAATAAATTTATCAGACCATACTTTTTGTTCTTCTGTTCCTATATTAATCTTAGAAATATAAATACCATTTCTGAAAGCATGTACATGTCTGTCTTTTTCTAAACTTTTTAACTCAGGTCCTGTATAATCCATAATATACTGCTCTGCCGACTTAATATTATTATTACCACCACTAGTAGAATTTTTCCATTGATCGTAATTTGTTTTCATGTTACACATCTTAATAATAAAAGTTTTGATAGGTTCTACTTTTTTCCACGAATAAGTAAAATTACCATTGTACATCACTTTTTCATATAAAGTTTCATTGTACTTCGCATACTCTAATTCATTTATTTTACCAAATAAGAAAAGTAGCAGATTTTGATAAGGAGTATTTTTTGTTGTATCTATTGGTGTAAATTTAAAAAGTCCATCTGTATCTTCATTTAAAGTATATTCATAGTTATCATTTGACATTCTATTTAGTAAATATCCAGTTCTTAAAAATCGTTCAGAGTAGTAAAAATTTTCAAATACTTTCTCCCAACGGATTTTTAGATCATCATCATTGATATCATAAAATTTTATAAATTTACATTGAACTCCAGTGAGTTCCCATAGAATCTTATTCTTTTCAGTTTCTATGATATCAATGTCTATCGAATTAATGTCAGATATCTTGAAGTTTTGTAAAATCTTACCAAATACTAAATCTACACCCTTTGGAATCTTCCATTTTTCTTCTAATGTTTCAAAGTAGTCCATTATAGAATCGTTATCAGCTTCTTCTAAAAACTGAGCTAAATCATTAGCCCAGTTACGGTTAACATCATAATCTGACATGTTAATTATATATGGAGATTATTTTTAAGTCGTTTATCTCAGGTAAATTTTAATGAGACTATTATACAATGGATATCCTATCGATTGATCAGTTAGGTATAATAACCATAATTAAAAATTCACTAGAAGACACGTCTAAAATATATCTTAAAATTAATAAAGGTAAATATACTTATAATTTTATAAAAAATAAGGAAGGTGTACCTTTAAAATTTAAAATTTGTGAGAATCTTATTAATTTTAGTGGATTTATAATTAAAACCAATAAGATCACCGATAAAGTTATAGATATTAAAATAGAAGACATAGTAGATACAGACTATATGATTAAACAAGATACATTCTACGATTCAGATGATTCGTCTGATATAGAGTATGATATATGTGATCAGTTAATTGACTCTATTTGTTAATCATTGCCCTTCGCGCGTCTAAGAGTACACTTTGTAGAAGATTCTCTATTAGTTTCATATACAAATTCTATAAGAGCTTGAGCCTTTTCAGCTGGACTTGCTTCATCAAATGCATCATTTACATTCTGAGTAAAAAACTTAACAATAGAATCCTTAACGTCGGTCTGAGAAACAGGCTTAACAGTTGTAGATTCTTTATATACTAAACGTCCAGATTTTAAATTACAAGTATCAATATCATTTTTAGACATAAACTCGCAAATATTTCCCTGAAGTTCTGATTTTTTCGACTTTAGATGTTTAAGTTTAATATTTAAAGGCTTAATTTGATCGGAAATTTCTTTAATTTCGGCATCTAGACTATCATAAGACTTAACCTCAGATCTGAAAAACTCTAAATCAGACATTAATTTTATATTTTTGTTTTCCTTTAAGTAATTTAATATCTTTTAACCCATTTTTCTTTATTGTGATAATAATCCGCTGCAGGGTTTTTCTTAAATGTGTGAGTTTTATAGGGTTTTTTTCTTATACACATTAGAACTTCAACACATCTTAAAAAGTAATCCACCTGTACTAAAAATGGAATCAAAACGTAACGTTTAAACATACTCATTTTCTTGTTATTATGTATACATTACTACACAAAATTAAAAATAAAATAACAACTATCATAATTATATACATTTTGATAGGAAAGAGAATGTTATTCACTAAATCTACACATTGAGCTTTATCTTCTGGCTCTAATTGTAGAAACATTTCTATAAAATTTACCATTTACTTACTATTTATATTTTAAATATAATATTAACCCGCCATTTAATCACTTTTATAATCCTCGTCGTTGTAGTCGTCTTCCTCTTCACTTTCAAACTCTTCGATATCTAATTCATCTTCTTGTACTAAGTTTTCCGTATCGACTGCTCCAGTTTTGAACTCTCCAGTTACATGTGAAATTATCTTGTTTTTTGAACGAGTCACTGGTTTAACTTTAACTACTTTTCTTTCTATTGTCAGTAATTTCTTGAAATGATCATATAATTCTTGACTCGTGGGTTCATTAAAATTTAGAGGTCTTTTACCATTCTTCCATTTATAATCGTGAGGCTCCTTGACTTTAGAAACAGATTTTAGAAATTCATCTATTATAGAATACTTTTCAAAAGGTTTCGAAACAGGAACAGGTCGGGGATTTTTAAGATAATAGTCGGCTATATTATAGTACTCTTCAATCGTGACTTTATCTTGAATATATGGAGGAATATTTAACTTTTTAGATAAATAAAGAATACGATTCGTATATTTATCGAATGGGTGATGTGTATCTTGACACTTCTTAATAATTGTAATTGCGTTATGCAACTGTTTAATATAGTCTTCTCTCGTTTCTTCTTTTTTAGAGTCTACAATCATCGGTACCGATTCACTCTCTTGGCATATTAAATCAGTCTCTTTCAGAATTTCTTCTGCTTTAAAACTACATCTCTTTTTCTTTTTATTTGTTTCTTCAAGAGACTTATTGCATCTCCCAACTAATGAAATATACTTTTTGCCTTCATGAGAATAAATCTTTGTAAATGTAAAAGCTTTATCTCCGCAATCACAGATCATGGCTTATAATTTACTTATAGATATTAAGTTTAAGTACTTTTGAATGTCGTAAGGAGATTTACGACAAAATAATACAGGTAAAAAATATGGAGAGTAAATAATGAAGATATGTCTATCGATAACCTGAGACAGTTTCACAATTTTATCAAGGGTTCACTTATTGAACTTTCTAAAAAAAATGGAGGAACTACACTACTAGATATAGCTGTGGGTAGAGGTGGAGACTTCTTTAAATGGTGTCATAATGATTTCAAAATTGTAGTTGGATTTGATCCACACAAAGCATCTATTGATGAAGCTAGAAGACGCCTTAATGAACAACTTAAACTTAAAAGGAAATGTCCATACGTCAAATATTTTACATTAGATATGTTAGACTCAAATCTACTAAGAAAATTGAATAATTTAGAAATGAATATTAAAGGATTAGAATCTCATACATATGATGTTGTAAGTTGCCAGTTTGCATTTCACTACTTTGCGGAACAAATGCATCAAGTTCTTCAATTTATCAGTGCAAAACTAAATAATGGAGGAATCTTTATTGGTACAGCAACAGACGGAGATAAAATTAATGAGTTACTTCAATCAGGTGACTATTCGACGGACTTACTCCAAATAAAAAGAATTAATGATAAAAAGTATACATTTAACATATCTTCAAATTCTTCAAATACATACTTCGATGTTAAAGGAGAATCAGAAGAGTTTTTTTTATTGAAAGAAAAGTTCATTTCTACAGCAAAACTATATGATCTGCATCTACTAGAAGTTAAATCATTTGAAGATTGGTATCATAAATATAATCACCCAATGACAGATGATGAATGTAATATATCATATCTAAATTTTAGCTTCAGTTTTATTAAACTTATTTCTTATTGAGTAGTTCATATAGTTCAATACAATCTCTTATAAAGATACAGGCTAGTAGAAATACTACATAATACTTTTGACCCCGCATGAGTAAGAAAATTGTAAATGCATATATTAAAAGACTCGCAATTATAATTGCTAGATTTACGTCTCTACCCTTATCAATTGCACTTACAATTAAAAGTGGACCAATTAAAACTAACATATAATTATCGGCATTTTGCAAAGTGAAAGTCATTTATCATTATGAAATGTTTTTTTTTCAAATTTTTGATTAACATCAATCGATTCTATAAATTTATCTAACTTAGAACAAAGCATTTTAAAATTGTCATTTTCGAATACACTAACTAAAATATCTATAGGATCATACTGTTCTGGTTCTCCAGTATATTCACTCACGTCAATAGAATACTCCTTAGCAACGTGAGCTAGACAAATACGCTGATCTCTGCAAACTTCTACAATCTTTTCTAAAGAATTTAACATAGTTTCTCTAATTTTAGCCTTTTCAATATCATTAGATTTAACCATTAATTCATATTCTTCCTTCATTGGTTTTTCTAAAAGGTTCCATGATTCAATAATTTTATAAAATTGACTATCAATATCTACAAATTGATCTACTATGCTCATTAGTAATATTAAATATTTTAAAAGTAATATTATTAACGAACACGGCAGGATTCGAACCTGCGAGTGCATAGCACAACGGATTAGCAGTCCGTCCCCTTAACCGCTCGGGCACGTGTTCGTTAGTAATATTACGTGATTATTGTACTGAATGCTGAATATGGGGCTCGAACCCATGACATTCGGCTCATAAGACCGACGCTCTAACCAACTGAGCTAATCCAGCATTCAATACAATATAAATTAATATAACTTATATCTTTAAATAAATTTAAATAGTATTTCCACCTCGAAGTCGTAAAACGAGATGAAGAGTTGACTCTTTTTGAATATTGTAATCAGCTAACGTACGCCCATCTTCTAACTGCTTGCCTGCAAATATTAATCGTTGTTGGTCTGGAGGAATTCCTTCCTTATCTTGAATCTTGGACTTAACATTCTCGATTGTATCAGAAGGTTCTATTTCTAATGTGATTGTTTTACCGGTTAAAGTTTTTACGAAAATCTGCATCTTGTTTTAATAATTTATAATAATTTTATATTAATTTAAATATTTTTAAAAAATTAAAATGAGTTGGCGCCGTACAAAGAAAGAAGAGAAAAAAGATTCAGTTGTTCTCGATCAGATTGAAAAGAGTAGACAAGTAACAGCGAAGTTATTTGATTTCATATTTTGTGCTGCTGTAGCTATGGGAGCCGGATATGCGTATGCTAAATTGAATATGTAATAGTGTAGTCTTGTAATTCGGTTAAATTCATAAAATTGGAAGGATTTAATATTATATCATCAGTTTGTAGACTCTTTAA